ACTTGTTGATACCACATAATTACTATTATTGATATCATTTAGATTAACTCTCTCAACTAATATATTACTTGTTGATAACACATAATTACTACTATTGCTATCATTCAAATCAGCCTTAGCAACTAATATATTACTTGCTAATAATACATAATTACTCGCTTTTTTGTCATTTAATTCTAATTTTAATGTTAATAATTTTAATTTGCAATCTAATAAAGATATTCTATTAGATAAAATATTACTTGTTGATAGCACATAATTACTACTGTTGCTGTCATTCAAATCAACTCTCTCAACCAATATATTACTTGTAGAAAGCACATAGTTACTTATATTTATGTTATTTAATTCAATATTAGAAACAAGTATATTACTTGTTGATAGTACATAATTACTTGTATTTATGTTATTTAAAAGTTCTTTTTTTGTTAATATATTGCTTGTCTCATATATTTTTTCTAATATGTCAATATCACCAGATAAATAAGAAGTTGCTTTTATACTTCCTTTTAATGTAACATTATTTGAAGAATTAATTACAAATAAGTCAGTATCAATGTTTGATGTTGATGATATGATTTTAAAATCATTATTATCATTGGATATTTTGTAATCAGTATTAGAATCATTTTGAGTTCCTTTAATAAGTTTAATAGTAGGTTGTAATATGTTAGATAATCTATATTTTATAATTATAATACCAGAACCACCTTTACCAGCATTCAACGCATTTGGTGCTCCGCCTCCACCTCCTCCTGTATTATCTTTTCCATTAACATCCCTGTTTTCATCATTATTTCCACCACCACCGCCATCCCCTCCAATACCCTCATTCGCACCACCGCCACCAGCATAAAATATAGGGGTACCTGTTATATTGATTTCTTTTCCTATACCTCCATTTCCACCTTTGAATGTTCCTTCAATAGAAGGAAATCCAGGGCCACCAGCACCACCCCCTCCTCCACCATCTCCTAATGAAGATGATCCACTCCCACCATTATATCCTTGACCGTTTACTCCTAAACCTCCATTTGCACCTCTTAAATCACTAATATCATTATTATAAAAATAGTTTGTTCCTCCTCCACCAGACCCCCCATTCATTAAATCTGAAAATCCGGTTTTTTCTATTACACCTGCACCTCCTCCAAAAGCAGTATATAATGATCCAAATGATGAATCAAAACCTTTCAATTTTGCTTCTCCACCTCTTCCAACTTTTATGTTATATTTACCAACACTAATTTTTTTATTTAATTCATAAATTAATCCTCCAGCACCACCGCCTGAATGTCCACCGCCTCCTCCACCAGCAACAATTAATATATCTATATTTATATCTACAGTGGTTGTTAAAGTATATTCTGTATAATCACTATCATATGGATTTCCTCTATACGTAAATGTTAGATATCCTTCATCTCCAATATAAAGATTTTGCGAAGGAAGTGGATCTGATTTAATAGCATTTACTAATTGTGAATTATTATCTGGATATATTAAAGATAAATCTCCATTAATAGATAGATTATTATCATATATATTATCAACTATAAACTTATTCTTAGAACTTACATTTTGAATAATTAAATCAGTATTTAAATTAGAAATTCTATTTAAAATAATATTACTTGTTGATACCACATAATTACTATTATTGATATCATTTAGATTAGCTCTCTCAACTAATATATTACTTGTTGATAGTATATAATCAGACATGCTTACATTCGTTGATAGCACATAATTAGATGTATCTTGTAATATATCTCTGTTGTTTTTTTTATAAATACCAGTGATATTAACACTCCCTACAATATCAAGAGCATAATTAGGAGACTTACTTCCTATACCAATTCTTGATATTCCTCCTCCAATAAAATATAAATTTTGTGTTTCATTAATATTATTACCTATTTGTGATATAGGTATTGTTGAAAATTCAGAATTTACAATTATATTATCTGATATACTTAGTGTTGTAGCAGATATACCACCTGTTGATGTAATTAAACCTGTGATATCAGCAGCACCTTGTATTTGTAGGTTAGAACTTATTGTTGTTATACCGCTTATATTAACCGCACCCACAATATCTAGTTTTGAAGTTGGATTAGAGCTTCCAATACCGACATTACCAGATTGTAATATACAAAAATCAACACTTTTATTAAAATCATTAAATATATTAAATGATCCACTATTATTAACAATTCTCCAACTATTATAATCGTAATTATCTGAACTATATAATTCAATATTACTATTAATACACTTAATCATTGTTATAATTATAATATTTAATATATATATATATATATATATATTACTAAGTTAACACAGATATATTATTTTAATAAATTTGAAACATTTTATAAAAATTGATAATATAATATAGATATTAAATATCAAAATGAGCGAAGCTAACAATATAATCAATATTTATATTGATGGTTCTTGTATTAACAATGGTAGCCCGAACGCACAAGCAGGATACGGAGTCTATTTTAAAAAAGATGATGAAAGAAATGAATATGCACGTGTTATAGGAAAACAAAGTAATAATACAGGTGAATTAACTGCTTTAATTCGTGCAATTGAAATTGTATATGATAAATTAAATATTTTAACTTCAACTATAAAAATCAATATATATACAGATTCAGAATATGTAATTAAATGTGCTGGAAATTATGGTGATAAATTATATAAGAATGAATGGAAGACAAGTACAGGAACTGTACCGCCAAATTTAAAATTAATTCAAAGAATTCACGAAATATATAAACCTTTTAAAAAACAAATTGAATTGTTTCATATTAAAGCACATACAGGCTTATGTGATGAACACTCCATTGGAAATGCAGAGGCAGATAGATTAGCAAATTTAGCTCTTGGAATTATTGTAAACGATAACTTAGATAATACATTAATATCAAATATTAAAACACAATATTCCAAACATTATATTAATATTAAATATGAGTTTAAGGATGCTATTAAAAAATTAGGCGCAAAATGGGACATGAATTGTAATAAGTGGTATTACGAAGATAACATATCAGAAGCAAATAAAAAAGCTATTTTAGATATTGAAATTATGTCATCTAATAATGATGTAAATGAAGAAAAAATAGCAAATGATACAGGTGTAGATATTGAAATACATAAAAAGATATATGTTAAAATACCTTTTAAAAATAAAGATGCTGTTAAAAAACTTGGATGCCGATGGGAACCAGAAAAAAAATCATGGTATTATTTATCAAATTTAGAAAAAAATAAAATAGATAGTATTAAAAAATTAGAAATATAAAAAATATAATACATAAATACATAATATAACAAACTTAATTCAAAATCCATTCAGATTTTGCACCATCCTTATTGTATATATTCCCATCTATTATATATATTTTTTCATTATTCGCAACATTTGTTAATGTTTTAACTTCTACAACTTTGATATCTATGTCATCTTTCATAGTAATAATACCTGATAATATACCTGCAAACAGTTTTTTAAGGCCATCATCAGTTTTTAAGAGATCAAACTCTATTTTTTTGTTTGTTAAAGTCTCATACATTTGAAGTGTCTTAGTATATCCTATCATATAAATATATCTTTCTATATCTGAAAATGGTACTCTTTCTACAAATTTTTCAATATCTTTTGTTTGAAGCCATACATAGTAATATTTATTATCAAATGTTTGTGATAACTTATTTTCACAAAAATAGTTATTAAAATTAAATTTTAAAGTATGAAATGAATCATCAAGATCAGTATATTCTTTTTTTACTGTATACATATCTTTCATATGAATACAAATACCTTTTACTTTGTAAATAGTACAATTGTCTTTACTATTTATAATATATTTAACAAGAGCGGAGATATTTTGTTTATTTTTCCCACTTGCTAAATATGCTGACATCTTTCACTTGTCTAATTTAAGGTTATTATGTACTTTTGCGATTGTTTTATTTGTTTTGGTTTTTGTTGCTCTTGTATAATAATAAAAAATAGTTAATCAATTTTAATTTTTTAATTAAAAAAATAGAACATATTTTATAAATGTAATAAGAGTAGATACTTTATTATTCTAAAATCATTTTAATATTATTGCTAAATTTTTCGGTATATTCATTTGGTATATTTTCAAAAGATATCAGTTTCATATTTAATAAAAATTTATCTTCATATCCATTATCTTTAATATATTTTTCTCTTTCATCTTCTTTCATATTAGATAACATTAAGGCTTTTTCTTTTGTTATTCCTGAACCAATTTTTGGAATATTATCACTTTTATCTCCATAAATTGCCTTAAATAGTAAATCAAGTTTAGGATTATTTAAACCACGTTTCATAAGTTCTTTAAACTGCATATTGTATATATGAACATGTGTATCAACAAGTTGTAGAAAGTCGTTATCATTTGTTATAATGATAATATCAATATCATTTGTTTTAAATAATTCCAGATGTGTTTTGATCATTTTTTGAGATAAATAAATTACATCATCTCCTTCTAATCTATCTTGTGAAATATATTTAAAACCTAATGAATTAATATATTCATTAAATATACTGAATATTTTTTTATTAAAATTATTTTTTTGTGTCCTTGTTGCTTTATAAGTATTATAAATATCATTCCTCCATATATCTGCTCTTTGACAATCTACACAAAATACTATGTTTTCTTTATTAGTATTCCATTTTTTACATATTTTTTTAATATCATTATTAATATGTTTATAAAAAGCATTAATAAATATATTGTTATTAATAATATCATCAACATTAACATTTATATTTTGAAATGAGAACCATCTATATGTAGCAAAATATCTATGAAATACATAATAACTACAATCAATAAGAATTATATTATTCTTATTAAAATAAATAGTATTCATTAATTATATTTAATAATATTTAATATTTAAATAATAATTAATCATTTTTTATTAATTTTACAATTTGATTTTGAAAAATTATTTGCTTCTATCATAATCAATTTTAATTCATTTGGCTTTTTTTTATATTCTTTCCATTCATTCCTCGCACAATCATAATTTTTCTTATTATCATTTGATAATTCCTTCATTTGATGAATACGATATGTTATAAACAAAGTATAATCTGTAGGTTTTATTGTTTTACTTACCTTATCTTTATTTTTACCTTCATCATCAGGGTTTACAATAGTATTAATGTCATTTGTCAAAGAATTCGCGTGTACATCATCATGAGTATTTAAAATATCTACATTATTATTTTCATTGTTATTAGTTGATATTTCAGTTGATTCACTTATTAATGGTTTTTCATATGTCATCTTATTAATATGATCTTTTTTAGTCCATACCTTTTTATTATTTCTTAATTCAACAATCCATAGTTCCTTATCATAACCTTCCATAATAGCATTGATTTCATAACCTTCAGCAGATAATCCAAAATGTAATGGCGATTGTTCTTTGCCTGTATAATATGATGAATTATTGTTAATACACACCTTTTTGGTAGACATAATAATATATACTAAGTTATTTTTATATTATATAAAATAATCAATTTTTATATTATTAATTGTAAATAATAAATTTGTTCTTTTTTCATTTTAATATTTAAAAAATTGATAATTCGCAAATATATTATTTTTTTGAAATAATATTGAAGGGCAATGACCTTCTATGATAATATAAATGAGTTTTTTGAAAAAAATAGTTATATTAAGGATATAATTGATGAACCAAATATTAACATTTTTCAATCAAAAATTATTAAAGAATATAAAAATATATTAAAAGGTTCTGATGAATATTTTGAAGATAATGTTATGGATATATTTAATGAATATTTTGATAGACGTGATGATGCCGATATGTATGATACTATATGCAACAATATAATATTTATTTATTACAAAAGTAATTTAGAATTAAATGGATATTATTGTGATATATTTAAAAAGAAGAAAATTTATTTATAAATCATCTATTAATATATTAAATAGACATGAAAAATAATTTCATATATTTGATAATATATATAACCTTAATTATATTGATTATATTATTTACATTTTACATAATTGAAATCTTATCATTTATATCAAGATTACCATTAATTAATACTATATTTGGTGATTTTAGAGATTATGTTTTTGGAATGAAGCAGCCAGCTATGATAATACCTAACATATCGTACCGTATTATTAATTTTTATCCTTTACATATGGGATATTATTTATGGTTGGCTATTGTTACTATGTGTGTAATAATAATACTTTTATTATGGATAATTGGTGTAACTATAAATAAAATTGTATTTTTTATTCCTAATCCATTTGCCCAAATATCTCCATGGAAAGAATTAAATGAGATGGGATTTTTTGTATGGTTCTTTGAAAAAACATTTTTAGATAAAAATAAGGATGTTCAAATATTTGTACTTGATATTTTTAAATCTGTTTTAACACCTGAACAATATAAAGAAGCACAACAAAGATGTACAGAAACATTTGTTGACAAGGAAAAATCAGTTATTGACAAGGAAACTTTTGTAAATAAAGAAAAATCTGCTCACATTGATTATGATTTTTCAGATAAATTCTTAGAAGATAAAAAAAACAATATATTTTATACTAATTCATTTAAATCAATAAAACATAGAGAAGAAGCTGATAAATATAGAACAATGAAAATAGCTCTCCCTATTGAAGATATTACTTATGATTTTTTACAAACAAATTTTGATATGGAAAGTACAATCAAAACAAATATAGGATATATTAATATTTAAATTAAAATATTATATTAAGAATAATATAATATTCAAAAAATGAGTGATTTTCAATTTGATATTATAACACAAAAAATGAGTAATTTTCAATTTGATATTATAACACAAAAAATGAGTGATTTTCAATGTCAACTTATTAATATCATAGCTCAAAAAAAAGATATATATAGGCTTGTATATTCTGTATTATATTTATGTATTATTATTATTATATGTATATTAGCATACTGGGATATAATATATAAAAAGGCAATAAAATATTCAAAATGTAATAATATTTCTAAAATTATAGATGAAATTTATTATAATGAAACACCTTATATTTATAATATAATTATAGTAAATACAAATAATATCAATAGACCTACTGATTTTATTGTTAAAATTACTTATGACTTTAACAAAATGATAACAAATATAGAATATGGCAATACAAATAATGAAGAAAATGTTTTTCTTCATAGAAAAAATGATTATATAGAAATTTATGAGGATATAAAAAACTTAAAAAAAGAGATGGAATACTTAGATAAAAAATCAAGAGATTCTAAAAAGAATGATGATTTACTTAAATATAATGAAATAGCAGTAGAATATTCGCTATTAATAAATTCAGATGAAGGTAAGAGAGCAGTAGAATTAAATAATAATAAAAAGTTTATTGATACTTTCAATTACATGTATTATAATTTAGAAATAATGAATTATGGTATTATTGAAGATATAAGTACAAAAATAAATAGTAATAATTACAAGTATTATGCGGTAGACAAAGATTATAATATTATACATTCATATACAACAAATGAATTAATTAAATTTACAAAAGATTTTTCAACTAACTTAAATTATCCTATCACAATCATAGATTATATTATTTTTTCTAAGACACATCAAAAAAATAATATTAATATATAATTTTATTTAATCATTAATTATAATATATATAATATATAATATATAAATAAGACATTATATGGGTGATACTAAACATATTATTAGTGATATCCAAATATTATTTGAAAATATAGAGGAAGGTTCTGAAAATTATATTAATGAACTTTCCTATATATCTGATAATGAAATATCAAAATATCAAATAGCTATAAATATACTTTTTTTAATTTTAATAGTTATTATATTATATATATTATATCGCGATTATGTATATCGTATAGCAAGTAAAATGTCAAGATGTGGTGATATTAATGATATTATTGAATTTAATATTAATGATAACGATAATTCATATATATATGTAATATATATTGTTCATGCTAATAATACTAATAATATACTAAGTAATTATACATTGAGATTAGAATATAACTTTATTAAGGAAAAAACAAATATAACAGTAGGAGATAAAAATATTATATCTTCTGTATTATTTGCTCCAACTGATACTATTAGCAAAATTAGTAATGCGTTTTCTATATTTGATTTAGAAGGGAAAAAAAATAAAATTATTGATTATTATAATAAAGAAACAGAGAAAACATATAATTTTGATAAAAAAAAATTAGCTACTAAAAAATATAAATATTATATAACATCTAATAATGACAAAATATTAACTGATGAAAATTCAATACAATTAGCATATTTTATTAAAAAGTATGGATATAATAATAATATTAAATTAGATCCTATATATAATATATTATATGCTATTGAAAATAAAAAAAATATGGAATATTAGATCATTTTTTTACAGATAAAATACATTATTAAGCAATGCTTTTAGTTCATCACACTTATCTTTGTTTTTAATTTTAGGATAATTGATACTAAACTCAATGAACATATTTCCTTTATTCAAAGTATTTAATATTGGCATACCTTTACCTTCTATTAAATAATTCTTACCATGTGATAAAACACCAAATATACTTGTATTTATATTAATTTTTTCTTTGAAATAAGGTATTACAATATCTTTCCCTACAATAGAGTCAATAAATGAAATTTCAGTTTTATAATATAAATCATTTCCCTTTCTAATAAAGTGTTTATGTTCTTCAATTTTAATATTAACTATCAAATCACCTGGTTTGATATTTGGTATTCTTGGTTGCTCACCTAATTCTGGGAATGCCGTTTTATAATTTTCATCTATACCCTTAGGTATGATTAATGTTGCCTTATTATCTTTGTTAAAAAATCCTTTGCCATTACAGATTTTACATTCTGTATTACCATCTATTATTATTCCAGAACTACTACAATTATCACACTGTCCTTGAAATATTTGCTGAAAAGGCCCAAGATTTCTTATTTGTTGAATTATACCACGACCATCACATTTATTACATTTTTTATTACAATTATTACAATATTTACGTATATTAATATTTAAATCTTTATTAATTCCTTCATATACATCATCAAGACTAAACACAAATGTTTTCTCTAAGGAAGCTGCTTTTTTTGGTGGTCTATTAGCATTGCCACCGCTACCACCATTACCAAATGAAAACATTTCTTCTTCAAAATGATGCATGCCTCCAAAAGGACCACCTCTTCCTCTAAAAAATGCTTCAAATATATCATGTGGATTTCTATTTGTTTCATGTCCTGATCCATTATTATAATTATTATCACCTGTTTCATTATATTTAGCTCGTTCACTTTCATTACTTAGCACATTATATGCTGCTGATATTTCTTTGAACTTTTCCTCGGCAGCAGCAACATTTTCCTTATTTTTATCTGGATGATGTTCCATCGCAAGTTTTTTATATGCTCTTTTTATATCTTCAAGTGAAGCATTTTTATCAACCCCTAATATTTTATATAATTTGTAATTATCGTTCATATTATATTATGATTATATTATATGTTTATATATATTATATATATTAATACAATATTTATAATAAATATATATTTTCTTAATATATTCTTAGATAATACTGCTGATGTATTATATCTTTGCTTAATATTTTTTTTACACATATAGTATATCATATTTTTATTTGATAAAGAATATTTATTATTTAGTTGTTTACATATATTTTTATTAAATACTGAATTATTATTATGACTACTTCCAATATAAAAAATTATAAATAAAATACAAATTTTTAAATAATTTTTTATATTATATATTTTCATAATATATATAATATATATATGCGTTTATTATTTTATATAATAATTTTAATTACAGACATATCTCATCATAATATTCATTGTATATAATTCTTGATTTAATAATTTGAACGCATATGGCATCCTAACCTGTGCTATATCCGTATTATTTTTACAATATTTACAACTATATATACTTTTTTCAGTATTAACATTCGCATGCATACCGCATTTTTTACAAATAAATACTCTATAATTATCTGATACATGAAGCATTCTCTCAGATAAGAAGTTTGAAGTTCCGTGAGCAATAAAGCAATCTCTTTCCATTTCTCCTAATCGTAATCCACCAGATCTTGCACGTCCTTCACTTGGTTGTCTTGTTAGCATAACAATAGGACCATTAGAACCACGTGAATTTCCTGTCCATACTGATTTGCCATTACGTCTAACCATAAATACTTCTGTTGATACACTGATACAATAAACAGGGCCTTTATAATTATATACACGTTCACAGTGTTGTTTCTCCTTGTTAATATTATTCGCATTAGCATAAGGTTTATTTTTATTTTTAATTATAGTTATTTTCCAAATATTTTCTTTGTAAATACTTTTAATACCACTCCAACCAGCATGAATACATAATCTCATTAGATCATCTACTAATAATTCATTTGTTGAAAAGAACATATTATCATATTTAGAATGTTTTAAAGCTAAATGTGTGCTCATCATAGAATTAATTAGCATTTTCACTTGTTTGCTACTCAACTTCCAAATCCACTCAGGCATACGCATTTTATCAGCATAAATATCACACAAATATTTAATTATATTATTAGTATCATCACTATTATTATGCGAACCAAACTTAGATATACTCATGTTGTCGTAATCTCTTACAACCCAAGAACCAAAGAATTCTAACCATGCTTCCATATTAATCTCCTTATCGCTTCCTGGAATTATAAACTGATAGTCAGGCACATCCCATATACAATCCTTTTTATATCTTACATATTTTCCAATAATGTCTGATGCTTTATCTAATACATAACCCTTGCCTTTTTTATCGTGTTCATGCTTTACATACATCCGGTGTTCTTTTGTAACATTTAAGTCAATCTGTGTATTACTAATATTATACATTGTTCCAGAATATTCTGGATATTTATGTACTTCAATTGGATTTTCATAAACAAGTTTATCATCTTTTAGAATTGCGACTTTGTCATCTGTTGTAATATTATTAATAAACTTCCAACCATCATTTGTTAATACTTCATGATCTTCTGTAAGACAATGAATTTTATCAGATACCATGTGCTTCAACCTTTGATAATATGTTGGGCCAATAAATATGTCAGTATGTATTTGCTCACCTGTTCTTCCATTATATAATATTTCATTTCCATATTTTTCCATACCAGACATTTCAAGAACCTTTGTTATTCCTTCAACAGAACAATCAGTATATGGTGTTGAATCTCCAAATGCTCCAATGTGGCAACATGCTTTCCCCATAATAGATTCCATTAATTGTGCGATTGTCATACGTGAAGGGATTGCGTGCGGATTCATAATAATATCTGGTACAATTCCATCTTTTGTGAATGGCATATCTTGATGTCTATATATCATTCCAATAGTTCCTTTTTGAGCACTACAACTTGCACATTTATCACCAATCTCAGGTTTTCTATTCTTGCGAATACGAACTTTGCAAAATTTATATCCTTCGCTATTAATACCATTATAGTTCATATCAATATATCCATCATCATTTGCTTTCATAGTTAAACTACTATCTTGATATGTGATTACACCATTTGTCTTCTTAGGCATAACTTTCCCAACAATAACATCATTACCATTTACATATGTATTTTTAGATACAAATCCATCATCATTTAATTTTTCATAGGAATATGGTTTTTGTGATGAAATATTTGTAGGGTTTGTAAATATTTCTTCCTCGCCCGTGCTATGATTTTTATTACATACATCCCGCATAGCTTTATAATATGTGCTTGTAAATAACCCTCTGTCAAGTGCTGATTGATTAACCATAATACTGTCTTCCTGATTAAATCCAGTATGTGTCATAATGGCTACAATAGCATTTACACCAGATGGTAATTTATGAGCCATAGTATATTTTGATAGTTTAGTATATACAAGAGATCGTTGAGGATAATTTAAAATATTCCCCATAGTATCTATACGCTTATTAAAATTACTCATATATACTCCAAGAGCCTGTTTACCCATCGCACATTGATAACAATTTCGCGGCGATTGATTGTGATCACTAAATGGAATATTAACACCTAAAATACCATTCATTAAACTTGGATGAAGTTCACAATGAGTATAAAATGGAGGCAATGCAGTACCTTTGAGTCCTTCATCTAAATCAGTAGGGAAAGTTGCGATCATTGCGTTATTTATTTCTTCACAATCCATATATTCAATAAATCCTTCTTCGTCCAGATAACTTTCTGGATCATCTGGATTCTTAGATACTTCATTTGGAACTATGAAATAATTGAAATGTTTATCTGCGATATATTCTTTCCAACTAATGTTTTTCCTTTTCAATATTCTTTCAATTCGCAATACTCGTTTATTAGTTTTAGGATCAATATCAACAATATATAAAGGTATGTACATCCTTCCTGCTTCTGTACTAATAATTATACACGACTTCTGTATATTCCATACAATTGAAGTAATAGGGCTGATAATACCACTACGTTTATAATGCTTCAAAGTTAAATATAATTTATCAGGATTAGTATAATAACCTATAATATCGCCATTTACCATAACATATACATTGTCTTCATTACCCATATTCTTCAAGAATTCAATAGATGATTTTTCAGTATTTGTTATACTGTATGAATCATCATAAATAATAACTCCTAAATTTACTAAAATCCGGCGAACATGAGTGCTATTCATTGAAATTGATATATTCGTACTAAGAGCCATATTTTTAACTAAACCAACAGAACTACCTTCTGGTGTTTCAGCAGGGCATATCATATCAATTTGTGAATTATCTAATTTACGTGGTTGAACAAGTTTTCCATTTTTTTCCATAGCTGTATTAATGCGTCTTAAATGTGATAATGTGCTCGCATAAGACATCCTATTAAGAACTTGCGATACACCTTGTTTAATATTTTGAAATGTTCCTATACTTTTGATACCCCAGTTTCCAGTAGAAAGTGAATATTTAATCCATGATTCTAATAGAGATTGTTTGAAAAATCTATGAATACTTATATCAGAAATAATATTAGATATTGGGATATTCGCATTACCGCGCCATAAATTAAGTTCTTTTTCAATTGCAATTTTGAGTTCCTTTGTCATTTTGCCATAACATTGTCTGAATAAATTACTCATTAATACACCAGGTGTATCTACACGTTTATTAATATATGAATCGCGATTATCATATGTATCATATCCTAAATAAATACGAATCATTTTACGAATTATATAACCAACATAAAGAGCTTTGCGTCTATAAGATTTTCCAACATGAGGAAGAAAATCATTTAGAAGATTATTATGAAGTTGTTTTTTATTGGTTTCATGATCATTATTTTTATTAACACCAATCATAATCTTGATAAGAGTATTTTCTGCTTGCTCTTGTGTATTAATATCACAAGCATCTTCACAGCATGCCATAAGTTCATTAATAATACGCTGGTTTTTCTCCTTGTCTGTATCATATACAATATGACTGATTATTTCTCTATCGCTAATAATCCCAAGAGCACGAAATATTACAAAGATAGGAACCTCAGATCTAATAAATGATGTATTAATACGAATAATTCGTCCCATATGATTTAATTTCCCACTCATATTTAAACATGTTGTTTTAGGTGGTAGATATGTTGAATCGCACATAGAGCGAATTTCCGCATATAAACCTTCCGCATTATTATTTGGATGAAAAACGAGTACCTTGTTTTCATTGATTCTATCTTGTGAAATCAATACTTTTTCATTTCCATTAACAATAAAATAGCCACCAAAATCATATATACATTCATTTTTGTTTTCTTCGCAAATTCCTTGCATCTGGCTAAGAACACATAATTTTGAACGAACCATAATAGGGATTTTTCCAATATATACACCATTTACTGTTTTATCAAATTTTTCCGTCATTCCATTCTTATTTGTAATTTCTGTGGAAATATGAACATTAACATATATACCACTTGAATATGTCATATTATTCATTCGTGCGATATATGGTGTCATAATATTTTGAGTTCCATCAAGAAGTTGATAACTTGGTTTTACAATACTGGGTTGAAGAATATTTATAGATATATTATAAGTATTATCAGGCAATTCAGGTTTTTGATTAGTAATTTTAACCTTAATTGGATTAAAACCGCTAATAATTTGTCCCAAAGTAGTATCTATAAACTTATTATAACTATCAATTTGATGCTTTACAAGTTGATTAGATGATTCAGGTGAACCACCCTTTTGGAAATAAATATCCAGAATATCCCAGCAATGGTTAGAAAACATTATTAGTTGTATTTAATTAATAAATAATTCTTAAATATCAATTTTTATTTTTAAATTATATAAAAAAATGATAATATATGATTATTACATTACTATATTGATTATAAGATTTCTTATCAATGCCTAATAATATGCCAAAAATCATTGCTATTTGTGGTGCTAAGAGAAGCGGTAAAGATGTATTAGCAGATTACTTAGTTAAAAAATATAATTATGAAAGATTGGCTTTCGCAGATCCATTAAAACTTGCTGTTAAAAATTTATTTAATTTTGACGATGACCAAATAGGTCTTTGTGAAGATAATGGAACTGATAGAAAAGATATTATTGATGAAAGATGGGGAATTACGCCAAGAGCAGCTTTGCAATTCTTTGGAACTGAAATAATGCAAGAAAAAATACAAGAATTATTGCCAACAGTTAAGAGAAATTTCTTTGCGAATACTTTGAAAAATCATATAGAAGGTGCAGAAGAAGGCAAAAAATTTGTTATTAGTGATCTTCGTTTTATTCATGAATATGATATGTTAGCTAATATATCAAAAATTGAATACAAAGATAAAATGATTGTTAGAGTAATAAGACCATCTAAAAATCGCATAAAAGATGAAATTCCTCATATATCAGAGATAGAATATACAAATATTCCATATGATATTATAATGATTAATAATGGATCAATTGATGAATACATTAGTAGGTTTGAAAAACTTATGAACATATAAAATTGCTTATTTCTTATGAACAAGAGAATGAATATATTTAACAATATTTAATTTTTTACCATGACATGTTACGTATAATTTAGAATCTTTTATATATATCATTTTATTCATATTATTTATTTTTACTGTTCCACATTTTATATAGTTTGCCATTTTATCTTACTTAATTCTATTTAATATATATATAATTTTTTTGTTGCTCTTATTTTTTTTATTTATTATGATATTGTTCAATACATTTTTTTACAGATGTTTTAATATCAGGAATATTAGGATATAGAGAGTATAGCTTATCTGTTGACAATTGTATATTTGAGCGCTTTGATAATAATATAGTATTCTGTTCATCAATACTAAAATTTTCCCATGTAAATGATGTATCAATATTTTCTTTATACAATTCTAATATCTCATTATGTGTTATGATACCTTTATTAACAAGATTAAATGTCCCAGTTGTATTTTTAATAATCATATCCATAATTACAGGAAACATATCTTCCAATACAGTCATAGAGTTTGGCATAGAACAAATCTTTTTATATTTAAAAATTTTAGTAAGAAAATTTCTATGATGTTCAAAATTAACGATAGGCATTCTGATACGTAGATTCAAAGTATTTTTTGAATACATATGTTGAAGTCTATCTGTGAACCCTTTAACGATAGAATAAGAAGAACCAAAAAAATTTGGAGATTCGTCGTCATCTATATAAGTGCTTGTTGGATCATCACTACTAAATATGCATCCTGTTCCTAAATATGTATAATGAATATTATATTTTTCACAAAGGATTGAAAGTATCAGAGGGGAATACAAATTATCTCTAATATTATCTTTAAGTTTTCCAGGCAATTCAAGATAATCTATTGTATTATATTCACCTCCATGTGTTCTTCCAATAAATGATATTATATGAGTAGGCGAATATAATTTAATTTCCGCTTCTACAGCTTTTTCATCATCAGCACGTACATCTGTACTAATATATGTTATTCCATTATTATTTAGATAATCTCCAAATTGTTTTCCAATCCACCCTCTGCTGCCAAAAAAAAGTATTTTCATATTTTATATATTAATTAATATTCTTTTATATATTATTAGATGTAGTGTAGTATTATCAAATGATAATATTAATTATTAATATGTATAAAGATCAAATTTTTCATAAACGTTTTAAAAAAAGATTTATATATGGTTTAGAAGGATGTAAAATAATATTCAAAAAATGGAATGATATAAATGGTATTAAAAATATATTAAAAAATAATAAAATAGATGGTATTATAATAACAGGTTCCGATTATTTTGTAGGCGACAAGGTACATTCGCATATAGATAAAAGTATTTTAAATTCTAATATACCTATATTGGCTATATGTTATGGATTTCAATATTTAATTTATAAATTAGGGAAGCATTCATTTATAAAATCTTCTAAAACAGGATATATGATATATAATAGTAGTTTTCGCATTTTAGAACCATTTTATATTCCAAAAAAAAAATATTATTTTATTCATGCTGATTATATAGTAAAAGTTCCTAAACATTTTAAGATTATTAAAAAAATTAATAATAAAATAATGATCGCATATAACTATAAAAAAAATATATTAGGAGTTCAATTTCATCCTGAAAAGTATAAAAATTCAAGCAAATTATTTTTTAATACATGGATAAATAGATGCCTGCAATGAAATAATTTTATATTATATGTGCGTATATATATACAATTAAATATTATAAATATTATATAAACAATTGATATTCAATTAAATATATAATATGACAACATTAAATCTTAATAATATAAATGATGATTTAATTGAATTGAGCAGAGATACATTTAGTAATAAGCAAATGGGCTTTAATATACCTAATAAGCAAAACAGAGTGTCTCAAAATAATTTTATGAATGATAACACATTATTTAATAGAAATAAAATAAGCGACGATGTTATATCTATGTCATCGCGATCATCTTCGCGTTCTTCATCAAGAGCAAGTTCTGTTAATGGTGATTATGACAAGTCTGCTTACATGAAGAACATGAAAAAAATATATAAAAATAAGGATTTATCTAAAAAATCAAAATATAATGAAGAAAGTGAAAATAGCAGTATATCAAGCAGTATTAACAATAAGAAATCTAATAAAAATCATGGATATTCTAAAAATAATAAGGATGATGACGATGATGATGAAGAATATGACGAAGATGATGAAGATGACGAAGATGATGAAGATGGTGAAGATGATGGCGACGAAGAAGGTGATGATGAAGAATATGATGATGAAGATGGGGAATATAATAAAAGAAGATCAAAAAATAAACATTTAAGCGCAAAAGAAATAATTTTAAATGAATTAAATGAGAAAAGAGAGATAATTTATCAATTAGACAGATTAGAGGGGAAAGGTTTCAAAATCCCTTTTAAATTTAATATGAATTCCGACTTAGAAGAAATGCGTACTGAATATAATCGCTTGATACGCGAAAAAGAGCTTGATGGCAGTGTAAGATTTCAGCAAAAAATGTTAATGGCATTTATTTCAGGAACTGAATATATGAACAGTAGATATGATCCTTTCGCAATTAAATTAGATGGATGGTCTGAACAAGTTAATGAAAATATTAATGATTATGATGATATTTTTGAAGAATTACATTATAAATATAAAGCAACAGGTAAAAAAATGGCTCCTGAATTAAGATTATTTATAGCATTATCTGGAAGTGCTTTTATGTTTCATCTAACGAGTAGGATGTTTAAAGAACAACCAATGCCAAATGTAGAGAATGTATTAAAATCTGATCCAGAATTAATGAAACAATTTCAACAAGCAGCCGCAAAACAATATATGATGGGTAATAATTATCCTCCTTCATCATCACAAAATATTCCGATGAATAATATGTATTCTAAGAATACTATTAATACTGGAAATGATAGCGGCGGTTTATTTAATATGGTTAGTAGCTTATTTAGTTCATTAAACTCGCCAATGTCAAATATGTCTATGCAACCTACAATGGCACCTCAATCTAATAATATAAATAGACATTCTCCTAACATAACTGAATTAAGACAGAAACCTGTGTCAGATATTGAAAATATTATTAATAATGTTCATAATAATATTTCAATAGACAATTCTGATAATAATATTGAAACACTATCTGTAAGTGATGAAGAAATAACATCTATTATTGAAGATGCTGCGGACATTAAAATATTAAGAGGTGTAGGAAGACCACGAAAAAATGCGAGAACATTAAATATATAATTATATAAATATATATTAGTTATTATACCTATTAATGTTTGCACACATTAGTAGATTATATAAATATAATATGATAAGTTTATATTCAGATGAATATAATGATGATGAATATTTATTTAATACAGAAACTATAAAAAACTGGGCAAATGAATATAATATTAAGCTTATAAATCCAAATGAAATGGTAATATATGAAGATATTCCATTACAATTTAATTATAATTAAGATATATATATAGTAAAAATTGATGCTAAAAATTAATATTTTATATCATTAAAAATGTTTATGTTATTAAAAAATTATTTTGATAAATTTAAAAAATGTTTTATACAAAAGAAAGACTCTCAATTAAAAAGAGATAGAGATATTTTTGTAAAAAGGGAATCTTTATTTAAAAAAGATTTTATCTCAGCAAGTGAAGCAATTTTGCGAAAAAAATTTGAAAGAAATATGCAGCAACTTTTTAATAAATATAAAAATGTATAAATATAATTATTTTTATTATTACTTATCAACTAAGTAATTATACTGTTTTAACGTTATTAGATAGTATATATTTTACATTGCGGGCTTTCAATCCTTTTCCATTTATTGCCTGTCCACCCATTAATCATCTCATTTTTATAAATACATATGAGTTCAAAACACGCATATGCTAAGAAAGTTCTCTTATCAATATTATTAAGATCAGTAGTGTATGAAATATTATTATTTCTACAATAAGATTTAATAAATTTTAAGAAATGTTCTTTATGAAGGCTCCTAATAATCTTAAATACTACATTTTCATTTGCTAATTCATACTTAGTTATAACAATTCTATCTTTAATATTCGTTTCTAACATATAATGATCATCAACATTATCTAAGTCAATTTTATATATTCCTTGATATTTCTCCAAATTAGAAAGATAATTGTGTAGAATACGCATTGAATAATAATAAATATCATATTCCCCATAAATCTTATCAAATAAAATTACAGGGATGTCATGATGATACGGGAAAATAAACATGATGATGTATTAACTGTTTAGTGGTTTTGTGTATTATCTTTTTTTTGTTAGTTTCTTTTGTTGATATTATATAATATCAACCATAATCAATTTTTTATTTTTATAATATATGATATAACATTTTTAATAAAAAATGATTAATGTTGTATTTAACTTAATAACAATATGAATATTATTAAATCACTTTCTAATATATTTTTATATTCTATTGAGGAACCATCCCCAAAAATAGTATCAGATATAGAAGATATTCATTGTAATAACCATAAAGAATATAAAGAAAATCATATTTTTAATGAATTAATGGTAAGGATAGCAAGTGAATTTGAAAATAATATAAAAAATTTTAAAACAAATAATGATATTGATAAATTTAAAAAGGATATTCAAAAAAAGTATAAATATACTATTTCAAATGCTGAATTTATTAAAATATATAAATATCTTAATTTAGAAAATCAACAATTGCGTAATCTTATAACTAAAAAAAAATGTAAATCAAACTCAGGTGTTCTTGTAATTACTGTTTTAACCTCCGCTCATCCACAATATATTAATGAAGATGGTGAAACAAAAACAGCACGTTTTTCATGTAAACATGATTGTGCTTATTGTCCCAATGAACCAGCACATGAAGGAAATAATTGGATAGCACAGCCTAGAAGTTATTTATATTCAGAACCAGCTGTATTAAGAGCAAACGCAAATGATTTTGATCCAATAAAGCAAATGAATTCACGTATATCAACCCTTATTAATATGGGGCATATTCCAGATAAATTAGAAATTATTGTTTTAGGAGGAACATGGAGTGAATATCCATTAAATTATCAAGAACGCTTTATAACAGAATTATATTATTCCGCAAATATTTATTTTGATAATGAACCAAAGCGCAATAAGAAAACATTAGAAGAAGAAATAGAAATTAATGAAACATCAAAAATTCATATTATTGGACTTACATTAGAAACACGTCCAGATACTATTAATATAGCAGAGATTGCTAATTTTCGTAGGTACAATTGTACGCGTGTACAATTAGGTGTTCAACATACAAATAATAATGTTTTAAAAAAAATCATGAGAGGACATACAATAGAATGTGCATACGAAGCAATAAAGCTTCTTAAAAATAATTGTTTTAAAGTTGATATCCATATAATGCCTAATTTACCTGGGTCAACATATGATATTGATAGAATAATGTTTGATGAAATATTATATGATCAAAGAATACAAGTAGATCAGTACAAAATATATCCAACCGCGATTGTACCTTATACAAAAATTAAAAAATGGTTTGACGAAGGTACTTATGTCCCATATGATGATATGTTATTATATGAACTAATTAAAGAGTTTAAGAAAAAAGTTCAAAAATATAAACGACTTAATCGTATTATTCGTGATATTCCCGGACATTATATAGAAGGTGGATATTCAACAAAATTTGTAAATATGAGGCAACTTCTTCAAAATGATATGAAACTAAACAATTGGGATTGTAAATGTATTAGATGTCGTGAGATTAAAGGAAACAATGTATCAATTGAGAATGTCAAAATAAATATTGAAAAATATATAGCATCTGATAGCGATGAATATCATATAAGTTTTGATACTAATTGTAATAAAAATTATTTAATAGGGTTTTTACGTCTACGCTTGAATAAAGATAATACTAATGTATTAGACAGCATTAAATGTTGTGCGTTGATTAGAGAATTACATGTATATTCAAATTTAAATAGCGTAGGAAATAATATAGAAGGGTCTATGCAACATAAAGGTTTTGGAAAGCAACTTGTAGCAAAAGCAGAAGAAATAGCATTAGAAAATGGTTATACCAAAATTGCGATAATTAGTGGAACAGGTGTAAGGGGGTACTATAAAAATTTAGGATATAATTTAATTGATACATACATGATAAAAAATTTATGATTTACTTATAAATATTTGTATGTATAGCAAGATATTCAGTATTATTAGATAATATATTATTTTTTTTATGATTTTCAAGTAAATCAATATTCATATCCAGTTCTACATTATCATGCCATTTTTCACAATGTAAACAATTAATATTATTAGCAATTAAAATAAATGATATTCCACAATCTTCTATTGTATAAGGATATGAATTTGTCGCTTCATCATAATGGTATATATTAAAGCCAATATTACTCATATGATTAATCAATATTTTACATGATTTATTTGAAAGATACATTAATGGACCATATATTACCGCAGGAATATAAGGATTTCTTGAATATTTTAAAATGTCAACTCCTAATAAGTTATGTTGAGGATTGTATATATCTTCTTGATGTGTTTGATAATAAGATGCTAAATGATAGCTTGTAGAATTATCCCATTTTTTTAAAGTATCATGTAAAACATTATAATTTATTAAATGACTTCCATATGAACATTTACCTAAATAATCAATGTCAATATCATAATCATCATTGTTATTATCTTTAATTTTAATTTTTTTATGAGATTTCAAAAATGTTTCCAAAATATTTTCATTGAATATTAAGTCATCATTCGCACGTAGCACTCCCTCTTTAATATCAAATATTTCATAAATATATTTCAAAGCAAGTGCCAATTTTTTTAATAAATGAAGATATGAATCTTCGCATTTAATAGTAAGTAAGTTTCCTTCAAGTTTATAATCGCAATCTAAAAAAAATTCTCCAATAACATATATTACTTTCCATTTTCCATAATCATCCTTTGGTAATTTTAATTCTTTTAATCTTGTATTTAAATGTTTTTGGCAACTTATTACTAATATAATTCCATCAACTGCTATCATAATATATATTTATTAGTTATTATTTAACTGATATACTTATATACTTTCAAGCTTTTAGCTATTCATTTTTATTTGCATGAACAGCTGTATATGATTGAATATAATCAACATCGTCTTCGCAATCTTCAACATTTAACCATAGGAATTCATCATGTATAAAAGATATTTTATTTAAATATAAAATAAATGCTACACCGCAATCTTCAATAGTATATGGATATGAACAAGTATATTCATCATAATGAAAAACATTGTAATTAATATTATTCATATGGTTAATTAAAATTTTACATGATTTGTTAGACAAATAGCACAGTATTCCTACAGGTGCGATAGGAACTTCTGGTCGTAAAATATATTTGGAAATATCTATTCCTTTTAGATTATGTTGAGGATTATTAATATCTTCTGGGTGTAAATTATAATAATTAACCATCCAATTATCTTTTCTTACTTTTTTAAGTTCTTCCTCTAAAATATCTTCTGAAAATAGACTTTGATTATCATGTGATTTGCCATAATAATCTAACTCAATATATTCAGCACTACTAATCTTTACTTGTTTAGGTGAATCTAAAAATTTTTGGAGTAATTCTTCATTAAATATTAAATCATCAGCAGAACGCAAAACACCTTCTTTAATATCAAATATTTCATATAAATATTTTAATGATAACACATATTTTTTTAATAAATGAATATATGAATCCTCACATTTAATAGTCATAAAGTTTCCTTCAAGTTTATAGTTGCAATCTAAAAATAAATCTCCAACAACATATATTACTTTCCATTTTTTGTAATCATCTTTCAAATTAAATTTTTTCAATCTTGTATGTAAATATTTTTGACAACTTATTACAAGAATAATTCCATCAACAGAAATCATTTCATATTAATAATTAAAATATATTATTTATATACTTTTTTATGTGATAATAATTCTTTTAATCCTCCTATAAATTTGCCATTTTTGAATATCATAGGGAAATAATAATATGGTATTATTGTGTATTCTTTCATAAATTTATAAAATTTATCTCTTTCTCTACAGGTTTCTATAAACTTATCACATTTTATATTATCATATTTACATGTTTTTTTTATTTGTTCTTTTGCCATATCACAATATTTACAATTAGAAATAGTATATATAGTATAATTTTTATTTGAGGGTTTTACATATTTAGTAATCATATTTTTAAATAATATCTACTAATATAATAGATTAATAAGATGTCCGCGAGAAGAAGTTCGCGAATAGCAAATATAAAAATTAAAAAAGAAGAGTTTTCATTATCAACAGATTTATCTAAAAAATCAAAAATATTAATAAAAAAAAATATTGATGAAGAATTAAAATTTCCTATTAATAACCAAGAATGGATTATATTTTTTTGTGAATATTTTGATTATATAGAAAAAAATATGAGCGTTTGTTTATCAAAAATTCCAGGGCTAACACATTTAAAAGTTAATGATTTAAATAAAGCAGATTTATCTAGTGGCGGTTTTGATAATGAGTTTGATGATTATAATAAATTAAATTATAATATTGGGTTATATGAAGAATTATTTAAGCAATTTAGAGATGGTACTAATAAAATAAATAATTGTGCTAAACTTAATTTATTATTATCATATATAGGCGAAGCTGTATTAAGAATAGCAAATATTCGCAATAGTACATCTCCTAATGATTTAATTGAATTTTATAGAAAGATAGTTGCTATATTGGAATTATCAGTATATCAAGAAGTATTTTTACATTATATGACTGGTGATAGTACTGGACAAACTAATACTATTGATTTTACATATCATCATAATAAATCAACACATTTATGGTATAATGGCATATGGATACGAAAGCAAGAATATTTAGGAGTAATATCAGGTAATGGAAGAAATCATTGGAAAAAATATGATACAGGTTTACGATTATTTATTAGAAATTACATTGGTAGATTAATTACATATATGAGAACATATAATTTAAATTATCCATTAGGCTATGAACTGCCTTATAATTATAGTATTGATGTTAAAAAACGTATAAGAAATCCTCTACCATATAATGGAGTTTATCAATTTTCAGCTCCGCCAGAAAATTATTATATAAGTAGAGAAGATTGGAATCATATACCAAATTTTTTATTGCCACATGATGCCGCATTATATTCTTTTGAAAAAAATTTTAAGCATCCGAGCAAATGGAACTACCCACCGCCTCAATGGTGGATTGATAGAACATTACATTTATTACAAGGGTTTGATTGGTGGAATAGTGGAACAGATGAAGAAGAACGCTATAAAAAACAATTAGAAGGAACTAAACATCTTGCGAAATGGTTTGCTTTGAATTGTATTTTGCCTCAACAATATGAAAGTTATGAGATTGGATGGGAAGCTGATAATGAAGATTTTGAAGAGGCAGGTATGTCATATGGAGGTGCTTCAAATATAAAAACAAAATATTTAAAGCAAATAAATAATAATTTATTCAAAATAATTCCTGATAAGGATATTACATTAGATCCTATAATAAGCAAAGAATTGAAATACAAATTAAGTGAATATTTCAAATTAAATATAGTTAAAAGTAAAGATAAACAAGTTGAAGGATATTTAAGAGATTATACATTTATAGATAATTTAAATAATTCAATAATATATAACGCACAATATAGTGCTGTTAAAATATTGGAACCTAAACAATTAAAAAAAATAAACGCGAGAAATAGTAGCTTGTCTTCATCATCAACATCTCGTGCTTCACGTGCTTCTACTAAATAATTATTTTTTTGTTTTTTTCCATTCAACGCCAATTTTTTTCATAATTTGAGGAGCTGAATCATTAGGATATTTTTTATGAAGTTCTTTATACATTTTTTTTACAAACTTATTATAAGGTGTTAATTTGCGTTTTTTTGCTCCTCCATCTTGATTGCTCATTCCGCAGCTACCCGTCATTATACTATACTTTCTATATATATATAATAAAATAATATTAATTAGCAGATATATCAGAAATAAAATTATTAGTACATTGTATAAATGTTAATTTATTATAATTTAATTTGTATGCTTCGCTTACATTCTGTCTAATATAAGATATTGCTTGTAAACAAGCATCTGAAAGATCATCTTTTTTCTTATTATTATCAAAAATATCACATAGCTGCGAGTCATCTTTGATATAATTTTTACAAATTTCTATGCTTGTCTGCTTATTCATTTTGTATTTATCGCGTCTAAACCCTTTAACATTTTTAGTCTTTTGTGTTTCATCCATTTTAATTTGTATGTCAGGTTTAAAGTCGTGCGTTTTAGTTTTAAGAGACGCATTAACTAATACCACATTATCTATAATTTTATCCCAATATTTTAATAGACTAAAATAACAATAAATTATATATTGGATTGTTTTCATAATACCATTTAAATTTGAAGGTTGATTTTCAATTAATACATAATCAATATTGTTTATTCCATTTTCTTTAAGAAAACCTATAATATTATCAAGTTCCATATATATTCTCTCTGATATATCATCAATCCCTTTAATATCCTTCTTTTTATCAGCAAGAGATATTATTCTCCAATCTAATATATTAATTTCTGTGTCCGTTTTTTTTAAAATACACAGAGCAAGATTTTTAATACCAATATCAAAACTAATATATATCATATAAATCAAAGCTAATATATGATATATATTAGTTTTATTTATATAATATTACTTATAAACTTTTATGCAACATATTGATTGTTTTTTTATTAAATGAACTAATATTATGATGTTTAATTAATGTAGTAAGATTTAACCAAAATGTATCATTCTCATATTTACTGTTATACTTATTAATCTTTTTATACTTTCTATATAACCATTTATGTAATTTTTCTAATATTAATGTATTAGATGGATTATTTTTAATATATAGCTTTTTATTCATTATTAATTTTGATACAAAATGTTTTAATTCAGATATTTTGGTATATTCATGAGGTATGCTCTCCCATAGATTATGAAACTTTAAATAATCATATGTCGGACAAATTAATAAATTATCAGTGTAATCTACAAATGTAGGGTTATTATCTATGATTATTATATTATTTACTATTGTATGCGTCTTTGGCATTTTAATTGATTTTAATAGTTGTGGTAATATTTTTATAACAGATTTTTTAATATTACCATTAGCATCTTTTAAACAGTTATCTCTTGTAAATATTGGTCTATTAAATTTAATATTATTTTGCTTTTCTATAATTAAAATTTCTTTATGTGCCCATGTTTTCTCTGAAGCTGTATAAATAAAGAAAAAGCTATTTGGATATATTTTTTTCATTTCAGACATAAATCTTGTAAAATTTGGTCTTAGCAATTTTGATTGTAAATTATAGCAATTATCCAGCATTTTATCGCATAATGATTTATATTTTGCAAGATCTACAGAATTTATACTATTATTTTTTAATAATATGTTTTTTTTTATTATCTCTTGTATATTATAAATATCACATTGATAACTACAATCACCTATTATTGTACCATCTAAATCTAAAAGAAATATATATGGTTCCGTATTCATTATATTATATTATTATATAATTTATAATTATATAATATAATAATTAAATAAATATGAAAAAATCATCAAGTGCGTTTATTAAAGCTCTTAATTATGCGGATAAACAAAATACAGATCCCGTAAAATATAATAGATCAAACCAATATAATATACCACCACAACGAAATGTATTTATGTGGCCTGAACATAATACATATAACAATCAATATGGTTTACCATATAATAATATTGTACCTATATTACCACAAATTAAACCTGTAAATAATATACCTTCAGTACATACTTTCTGTACAGAAAAAGGTTATACTAAAATTACAAAACTATCTAACCCACAGTCATTAAAACCATTAAATATTAATTATTCAAATCATAACTTGCCTGTTGCTCCACCATCATCTCGTGTATCATATGAACTATCACGTAATTCACCCCCTAAACAATCACGTAATTCACCAGCTAAACTATCACGTAATTCACCCCCTAAACAATCACGTAATTCACCAGCTAAACAATTACGTAATTCACCAGCTAAACAATCACGTAATTCACCTCCTAAACAATCACGTAATTCACCCCCTAAACAACCTAATAATAAACCGATTGTTTTAAAAGTTAAAAAAAGAAAAATAAATCCAAAATCAGATCCTGTAAAAATACAAGGAATAAAAACACAATGAGTTTTTTTAAGTAATTATTATTTCATAAAATTAAATATATAGCTCAGAATCATCTCCTAATCTTGCTTTATTTTTATTATATAAGAGATCCTTTCTTTTTTCAATATATTCTGTCATACTTGTAAAACCATATAATATCATTTCATTAATTTGTTCTGTTGATAATTCAATTTTAACACCCTTTCTATCCACATTTATATTCATTGAATGTTGCATTGTAATATCTTTTGGTATAAAATAATAATCCTTATCTTCTAATCTAATTTCATTTCCGGTAACTTGATTAATTCGTAATATTTCAAACATTCTACATATTTGTCTTAATATGAAAAAAATATTTATTCTTTTATTGTAAGGTTCGTAGTTTCTTTTTTCTTTATAAATAACCATCGCAATAATATTTTCTTTTGGAATATGCGAAAATATTTTAATTGGAAAGTTATTTGTAAATGCCCCATCATAATAATATTCACCATCAATAAAAACTGGATTAAATATTATTGGTATTGACATAGATGCTTCACACGCAGTAAATACTGAAATATCAGGAGTATCATCAATAGAAAAAATACGATTTTCACATCTATTAATATTTGTTGTTGAAAAATATAAATTTACTCCAAATCGTTTTGAAACCTCTTTAAATGTTATATCTTTCATATCTGGATATTTAATGCGTAATATTTTTTTCAAATGTTCCATAAAATGAGTTATAGAAGATAAACCAAGTTCAGATATAATTTTATAATAATTTTTAGTTGGAATGTAGCACAAATTATTATCATCTTTTGAATCATAAATTATTTGTTCTATTTCTTCTATTGTAAGTTTAAATGTAATAAATAATGCTACAAAAGAGCCTATTGAATTTGCTGCTATATGCGTAATATTCTTGTGTAAATTTTCAATATACATATATCTTAATGCTCCTATAAATATTACACCTTTCATACCACCTCCTGATAAAACAAGATGCGTGATATTTAATTTATCCATTAAAATAATTATAAATATTATATTTTGATTATATAATACCTTTATATATTTGAATTATATTCACAAATATCTACATTATAATATATTAATGCTTCCTTAGCTGTATTATTTTCCGCCTCTTTTTTATTTGTTCCTGTTGATGTTGCAATAATAGCATTATTCCTATCTTTAATACAATATGTAAAAATGCGAATATTATCTTTAATTGTTACTTTCACTTCGTAAAATTTAGGTATATCTTGAAGATTATGTGTCATATAAGACACTAACATATCTTTATAATTATTCTTTAATCTTATTAATTCACAAAAGTCAATATAATTTTCAATTATATATATAATAAAACTTTCTACTATGAAATAGCCTGCACCTGTAAAAGGAGAAATATTAATATTATTTGGAAGTTGAACCTTGTCATTCTCTGTTTGAAAATCAAGAAATAAAGCACCTATGAATGCTTCAAATATATCTTCCATAATTTTAAAATTATTTCTGCCTCCTGTTTCCTCAACTTGCTTTGATATTATTGCAAACTTTGGGAAACCAATTTTATCTGATAAATATCCTAACATCCGACCATTAACAATTTTTGTTCTTATTTTTGATAAAAATCCTTCATTCTGATCAGGAAATCTATTGTATAAATAATTAGCAACAATCATACCTATAAGTGAATCACCAAGAAACTCTAAACGTTCATAAGACATATCTTGTAGTGGTAAACTGTCAGATGGACAGTTAATATTACTTTTATCAAAATCAATATTTTTCATAGTACAATATGATTTATGAACAAACGCAACGCGATATAAATCAATATTTTTAAATTTAATATTACTTAATCCATTATTATTAAATATTTCTTGTAAGTCTACATTTTGAAGCAGAATATTCTTATTATTATACGGTTGATTAGTAATTTCAATATCTTGTGTTTTATTATGTATTCCTTGAATTCGTTTCATATTATATAAATTATAAGTATATATATAATATCAATTTTTCATTATATCAGTTTATTATATAAATATTAATTGTTTATTTCTTTTAAATAGAATAAAATAGAATTATATATAGTATAATGACCGATTTTCTTATTCAAGGAACAGAGCCAGTTATCAAAGTTGATTCACTTGGAATTGGTATTAGTGCTGGTATAGATGATTATACTGAAATTGAAAAAATAAATTTAAGTGATACAGAATATTTAGTTGTTGGAGATGGCAAGGGATCCGCTAATTACGCCAATAATAATCAAGAAGGTATTCGGAATATGTATGTTAATAGTCGCGGAGTTGCTATTAATACAAGTCGCAATATTTACAATAAAACTGATGCGAATACATCACTATATGTTAGTAAAAATATACATTGCGATGGTATAATTCGTGCGAATGGCATTCAATTTAGCAATATAACTATTGATGGGAATATTACAAGTAATCTTGTGCGGGATTTAATAAATGCTGTTGAATCTCATAAAAAAACGCATCCATTCAAAACTGGTATTGCTTTATATAAAAATGATATTAATGATATTCAGTTTCCTGTTAGCAATGTTTATACAGAAGATAATATAACATTAGGTGCATTTGTAGATACAAACTATAATAAACATGCTTTAAATATTAATACAGCAACTAATAATGATTTTAATTCTATTCAATTAGCAATTAGAAATGATACAAAATCTACAAGTGTCTCGTCTACAAATCTAATTGATTCTAATTTATCAAAATTATCAATTGGTATAATTGGTGCTAATTCAAAATCACCTGCTGTTATTTCAACAACAAAAGGGATGCCATTAGAATTTCATGTTAGTAAAACAGCGAATGAAATGAATTTACTATATGATAATAAAAAAAAAGCTATCCCTACCTATGTACTTGATACAGACTATGCTGCTATGACAATTGATGAAAATGCGAATGTATGTATTGGAATAGATAAGAGCGAAACTATAACATATTTAAAAAAAAAATCAATAAATGGTATATATACTAATGATAATGAACCTATAAATATAAAACCCCGTTTAGTTGTTAAAGGTACATCTAAGTTTGATGATCTAATAATATATGACAATTTTAAAAAACAATACAATAATATAGACAATTTATATATACGTTCTGACGGGCTTACTAATATTAATCCTTCTATAATAGGATCCGGCAAATTTTATGGAGATGAATATATATTTGAAAATAATGTTAATATAAAAAAATTATTAACTATTAATAATATTAATTTAACTACATTAAATTCAACAAATATAAATACCGAAAATATTACTGTAAATGGTACTGCTAATTTAATAGGCACAGTAAACTTTGATCCTATAAAATTATTAGAGATTAATAAATTAAAGATTACTAATTATCTTGAGGTAGATGGATATCGTATAAATCCTATGAAAAATAATGGTTCAAATTTTTATTATACATTTTATAATCCTGCGATAGCAAACTTGGATTCTTATAATAATATAAGTTTTCCAAATAAATTAAGCATAGGTCCAAGTGAAGGTGATTTTCCAGGTGTAGTAAATATTTATAAAAATAATACTCCTGATAAAGATTTTGTAGTTCAAAATAAAAAATTTGAGATTGTTTTACAAGATAATACTAAACCTGATACATTTATTGCGAATATTGGAAGAATATCATATGTAAATCCATATGATAATAGTTTAATTATTAATACAAATGTTGTTAATGGTATTAATAATAATATATATTTTTATCCATCATTTGATATAGGAAAATTACAAAATACAATAGATTTACCTAATTTTAAAAATTCCCCTCCATCTCTTTCTATTACAAATAAAGGCGTAGGTATAAATATTGATATTCCTCGCAAAGATTTACATTTAGATGTTGTAGGTAAAATTTCATCTACCGAATATTATCTATCTAAAAATAATATTATCAGTAAAATTTCAAATTTTATTTATAATGATAGTAAAAATTATTTCAATTTATTTACTGAAAATACTTATAAATATTGTATTAATTATGACAGTTCTTCTTCATTATCATCAAAAATGCAAGGATTAAATGTTAAATATGGCATAAACGCAGATTTATATTACCAAAATGATTCGCTTATTGAAACTTTAAAAATAACTAAGAATACTGATGGATTTTATACAAATCAAAAAATAGCATTTGGATATGACGAAGAAGATATGAAAGTACCTTTACAAATACGCAATATATCTTCTGATGAACATAATAATTCAATTATTAGAATATATAGAGGATTTAAGGGCGGAGGTGCTGATAATAGTGCTTTTTTTAGTGGTATTGATATATGTGAATATGATAGAGATCTTGGCAGTGATAGGAACTTAGAAAAATGGTTTATATATAGAAATCATAAACACGATTTAATCCGTATTAATAGAGTAGGGCCTTTACAATTTGGATACACAGATAAAACAATGACACCCACCACATATGGTATGACTATGTATTATAATAACATAAATTCAAATTATCATATTGAATTTAATAATCCCAATGTATCATATGAATTTATGAAAAAATCGTCAATATCCGCTGTATCAATTTATGGAGACTTAGATGTACATGGCAATATCAATATTATAGACAATAATAGTAATAACTTTAATTTTCGTCTTAAAAAGTTAGAAAAGTTGAGCGAATTAGAATACTATGTAAATGTTGGCACAACATCTAATTTTATTTATAAAAACTTAATTAACCATGATGATATAGAATATTCAGGGAAAAATATTATTTTAAAGCCAATTGAATCAATTATAGTTGATTCAACTGTTAATAATAATATTCCATTTGTTGTTAAGCAAAATAATGATCAATTTTCTGCTGCAAAGTTTATTACATATCCTCTTAATAATTTGAGTTCAACCTTAAAAAAATCATCAATAGAAATAGGTATTTATAAAAACAATGAATTTACAACAGCATATGATGCTAAAAAATCAACTAATGTCAATAATATGATACAATTAAATGTTTCAAATGATATTATAAACATTAATAATACAAAATTAACATTTAGTTATTATTCAAAAGAAGATTATTATCCATTTCTTGAATTTAATAATAATCCTTCTTCATCAAAAACATATATGCACTTAGGAAATGGATATGCTAAGTATGATAGTAATATCACTTTACATATAGATGATAATAATAAATGCGGTCTTCAAATAACGAATAGTGATAAACCTGCCAGAATAAATATGGTAAATATTTCAGGAAGTCGTAATAAATATACTATATTATCATCTGGAAATAATACAAATAAATATAAATTTACAATTGATATTGATGATATTCCATCTTCAGTGAATCAATTAAAAGATAGAGACCAAAAGACTACAAATATATTTACAATTGCCCCTTATAATGAAAATAATAATATGCGAAAAGGTGTAAGGTATGGATTTAATGATCCAGATCCTCAACAAACTGTTGTTATTAATAGTGAATTTGATGAACTTCCAATATTAATCAACCAAAGATACACTCAGGATAAGATTTTTACAAGTGCCGAAACTAATACACGAGACTTTCAATTAGTTTATACTGTAAATTCCAACTGGAATAATATTGAAAAAACATATAGATCGACAGATTATAATTATACTACTCTTAATGATAATGTAATTAATATAGATATTAATGGTTATCCAATAGAGTCAAAAAATGTTTATTATAAAATTAATGATATTGTTAAAAATATATCATATAAATCTATATATACAGATATATTTATAGATTTTAATTATAATAATAATACTACAAAAATTGTTTCAGAAAATAATTATACAACAGCAAGTACAAGACCACAAGTACCAGATGAAATATTAGAACCTGACTTTCTTGTAAAATTTAATGTTGAATCAGGTAAATATTTATTTGATATAGAGCCTTCATTAAATTATAATAATAATATAATTAAATATAAAAATCCTAAAACAATACAGAATTATGAAACTTCAAATATATTTTATGTGAATCAAACATTAAATAATCAAGAATATAAATTAAATATTGCATGTATTTTTAATAATTATTATAATCTACCAGCTGATATATTCCCTTTTATTACAACATCTAATTTTATAGCAACATCTAATAGTTATTATTCTGATGATAGAATTGATGTTAATTTAGATAATGAAATATATACATATTTTCCAGATACTAATATCAATAATTATACTAATTCTCAAACATATATTAATAATAAGATAACAAATATTGGCAGTATTACAAATCCGACAACCAGTATTTTTTTAACTACTAATACTTCAAACATATTCAGATATAGAGGAGATCAAACATATAGTTCCTTCTTTGATATTGAAAGAACTAATAACATAACTTTATATAGTTCTAATATTTTCCCGAGTACAACATATAATAGTAATGAAATTAATTATAATTACAAAATATTACAATATAATAATGTTAATGATAATGATACAAAAAATGTAATTGATCTAAATATATCAAATGATATAATAGATACCAAATATAATACAGAAGTTAAATATTTAACTTCAAATACATTTATAGATATTTTTACAATAAATGGATCAAAAAAGGCCACAGGAGAATTAATTCCTAGTTTTAGTAATATAGTTACACTAAGTGAATATTATAGAAGTTATGTTACTAATTCAAATATAAATGTACAGGTTAATAAAATTAATATACAAGGTGTAAATCCGCATATAACATTAGCAAATTATGTTGAAAATCAAACTGTTATTAATGATGTACAGAATGAGATATATAGTTATGATGGTAATTTTAAAATTTCCTATAAAGATAATCAACGTAATAATGACCAATTATTAATTAAAAATACAGGAGATGCGATATTTTACAGAAATATTTATACAAGTAATGATTTATATGTTCGTGGAAAAATATATAGTGATGGAAGTAATATTATAGATACTTTTACAGATAGTATATATAAAATATCATCAAATTTAACAAACTCGCACAAAGAAAATTTATTTAATTTTTTTGATTCACGTATATCTTTTGATATACAAAATAGTTGTAATTATGTTCTATCAACGAGTAATACAATTATTAATAGAATTACTAATCTATCTACGGATATGATTCAAAATACTGGTAATCAAAATAAATTTATAGTAGATAATATATATAATAATGACCTTCTTATTAATGGTAATTTAACTGTTACTAATAATTTAATTATTGAAGGTGCAGAAACAAGACTGGATACTATTGTATATACAACAGAACGATTAGATGTTATTAATATAAATGAAACAGCTCCCGCTTTGACTGTACAACAATTTATGAACAATTATCCTTATATTTTTGTTGCTAAAAATAATGTTGATACTGTTTTAACAATCTCAAATGATGGAGATATAAATATTAATGGTAGTTATAAAAAAAATAATAGAGATATTATTGCGGATACAAGTAATTATGTGTTATCAGCAAGTAATATGTTAGTCGCAAATCTAAATCTTAATGATACAAATATTCGTGAATATATATTATCTACAAGTAATTATTTTGGCAACTTAGTAGATAGTAGGTCTCCATGGAATATTACAAATAGCAATATATATTGTACAAGTAATGTTAAAATAACAGGTCAATTATATATTGATGGTGATATAACTGTTAGTGGTTATGTTTTAGCAGGACATTTCATAGATGGTACGACAGTACCTTTTTCTGATAATAGATTAAAAGACCAAACGTCTAATATAAGAAACCCGATTGATTTAATAAGCAAATTAAATGGGTTTCATTATAAACCTAATGATTTAGCTGAAGAATATGGATTTAAAAAAAGAGATGAAATTGGGTTAAGTGCACAAGAAGTACAAAATATTCTTCCTGAAATTGTATCATTGGCACCATTTGATATGATTCGTGATAATTATAATAATATTGTATCTAAAAGTGGGAATAATTATTTAACAATAAATTATGAAAAGTTAGCACCTCTATTTGTAGAATCTATAAAGGATCTTAAAAAAGAATTAAATGAATTAAAACTTGAAATAGCAGAGCTTCGTAATAATAGAAAAAACTAAGATTCAATTTATTAATTTTCTATTTTTTTATTAATTTTTTCTATTTGAGTTATCAAATTTTTGTTTGAAATTTTAATATTTTCTAATACATGATATGACAAATTATCATAGATAATTTTTAATTTTTGATTAATTACATTAAAATCCCCTTTTTTTTCATCTTCTGAAAATTCTTCAACGCAATGTAAATTTTTAAATAAATATGATTTAAATAATTGATAGGAAGTAAATATATAGCTATTTTTATCAATTAAAATTATATTGAAATTAATATCAAAATGTTCTTGATTATCAATAATAGTTAATATACTAATTATATTACTTAGTTTGTTCTTAATATTTTGATTCTGATTTTTAAAATCAGTTTCAGTAATAATATCATTGTTTTTATTTTTATATGTTTCTATAAAATCATCATATTTATTATTAAATTTCTTTAATTGATCATATATATCATCATTATTATTTTCAATATATTTATCAATATCTTGTACTTTTATGTTATTAGTTAGTTTAAAGTCGCTTAATTCAGTTGTATTATCATAATAATTATCGTTTTCAATTAAATTTATAAATAACATTTTTATTCTTTCATAGTTAACATTATTACATAAATATAATATAATATTAAGATATTCATTTAGTTCTTTAATATCCTTATTATATTTTATCCTAATTTCATAATCCTTGTCTATAAATTTAGATAGAATTACATCCATTTTATTAATAATTCCCTTATTATATTAATATATATATAAAATTATATAAAACTTATTTATTATAATTACATATAATGAGTTCTTCAAAACATGTATCTGGTAAAAAAATTATGGAATGCTTCCAATTAGCGGTAGATGAAGAAAAAGAATATGATGTTGATGATATTAAAAAACTTGCTGTAAATGCTTTTAAAAATGCTTCTAAAATAGGCGTAAGTAAAAAACGAATTGCGAAAGTTGATAGTGATGGTGTTGTTATCAAAAAGCAGCCAAGTAAATATAATTTATATATTAAAGATGAAATGGCACGATTGACTACCGAATTTCCAGAAACAGAAAGGAAAGAATTAATGAAATTGGCAGCAAAAAATTGGAATGATAGTAAGTCAGTATTACCAGATACTATTACATAAAATAGTTAGGTAGTTTATTTTTATTTATTTATATTTAAGTATAATGGCGACAATAATAAAATTATCTTTTAAAAAGACTATATCTAAACCTTATAAATATGATGAGATTACAGAATATCATTGTTGGAAATTATTAGAATTTCTATATGATAGTAAAAAATTGACTTGGACCAATCCGCTAACTAAGAAAGAGTTAAATAGAAATAGTGATATTATTATTAGTTTTTTATCTAAATGTTATTACGTATGGGGTGATAATTATGTTATTTTTAATTCTGAAAAATTAACATATAAAGAGCATATTGAGAAATTTATAGACAAAAAATATTTATTTGATATTAAGAAACTTAATACATCACACGCAATTGCTGTAAATAAACCAAAAAGTATATCACCAGCAGGATCAAGAATTATAAGTAATTCACCTCCTAAACAAGCTATCATACAACAAATTTCTACACCCGCTGTAAAACAAAATTTACCACTATTAAGGACTCGTCATTCACCAAGGGTACAGGGTGCTCCAAGCTCACCAAGATCTCCTCCTGGTGCTGCGACAAATAAACCAAGATCTCCTCCTGGTGCTGCGATGGGAAGATCTACAACAAGTAAACCACTTACTTTTACTCCAACAAGCATTAAAAATATTAATAAAAACTCTGAAAAATTTACAGAACCGGAATGTCTTCAATTTGTAAAATATATTAAAGATAAAATAATTAATACAAAAACATCAGCCGAATTAAGAAAATTAACATTTATCAATCCTATAACAAAAAAATCCTTTGGTATTGATAGTCCTATACTTCAAAGTTTTTTGACAAAATGTTATTATTCTTTTAATAATACAGAAGTTAAAAGTATAATTGAGGAATTAATAAATGTTAGCGAATTAATGTTTGATAATTCAATAGGTAAAAGTAAACCAGCTATTAAAACAAACCCTGTAATAGGCGATATAGTAAAAGATATAGATGATTATATTGATACCTGTATAAAATATTTTTATAATTGTTGTGATGAATTAATACAAAATTGTGATTCAAATGGAATATTAAAAAATTATCAATATATCGTAAATGTAGTGAATTCAATAATGATTATAATACATGTTAAATATGTTCATCTTAATATTTATCATAATAATACTTTAAAAGAAAATCAACCATTCCAAATATATATGTACGATGAAATATTTAAAAATCATTTATTATCTATGGGATTAGATGTTAAAACAACATTTATGTATAATTATAATTCAAAAAATATAATATATCAGAAGAATGATTTACAAGTGTCAAATGTAAGAACAGAACTTATTCCTAAAACAATTGATACATATTATATGTGCTCTTTATATAATCGCCAATATGTATTTGAATACCCGCGTCTTCCACGTCATAGCAACAAGTCAACAATTGAGTATACACTTCATTATAATATGATAAATACAAAATTTTTACCTGTTAAACATTTTCCAGAATCTTTAGATTACGCAAGAAATACATTTGATAGTACTAAAAAACCATTTAATTATAATATAACAAATAGTGTATTACCTAAATATATATTTACAAATGACAATAAAGAAGTTTCTGATAAATTTACAGCTATAATTACTTTGATTAATGATAGGCTTAAAACCTTACCTGTTGTAAATGGTATAGCAAATGAAGATACCTATAAAAATGATTATTATAAAGGTGTAATAAAAGAAATGGGCAAACGTTCATTCGGTAATAATGAAACAGATTATGGAACTAAAGATATGATACGCAAAAATATATTATATTCTCTTAATGCTAAAACTCCACATTTTAGACGCACTAAGATATTATATAATGAATATTATTATAATAGCGAATATACAGGAACATATCCAATTTTCACTTGGATACCTTTAAATCATACTAAAACAAATACTATATATAATTATCCTAATACCTTCTTATGGCAACCATTAGGAATAAATGAATTTGAAAAGAAAGAAATAGATAGGTTTTATAAGAATAATGGTATAGGGCCATTTAGTAAAGACTTAAATGATACAATTTACAAAGCAATTACAGATGAATATACTTCTATAAAATCGCTTATAGATCCCCAAAAGATAGAAATGATGCGATTAAGAGTAATTAATACTATTGGAATATACAAAAGTAAATCAAGAAAAGATGATGGAGAGTATATTAATAATAATATATATTTATATCATGGAACAAAAAATAGGTTACATAGTATAGGTGGAAAAGAAAAAGAAATAGAGATATTAGGATTTTTATCAACTACTTTAAATATGTATACAGCATCATTTTATTCTGGTATTGGAGCAAATAATATAGGTATTATTTATATTATTGAAGTAGATTATACACAGACATATATAAATTTAAATGATGAATTAAGACAAGTTCTACTTTTACCTAATTCAAGGCTTAAAGTTATTTACGAGTTTAATTTTGATAATTTATGTGTTATATTATGTCGTTTGTTTAGAACACCATCTATTGAGATTAATAATAATCTATATAATAAATTATTAGATATAAATAATAAAACATCAGCAGATACCAATAAATATGTTAGCTATAGAATTAAAACAAATAATAATGAAATGCCAATATGTGCTTTTATGTTAAGTAAATTTTGGAAAATAAATAAAGAATATGGTTATGAAGATATGGAGTTATATAAAATAACAAGAAGTAAATTAAATAATAGGAATATAAATAATACATCTTTAACTACCAAAAATTTACAAGAAAAGTTTTTATATTTTAGCCTCGGTCAAGAATATCAATTGTATGTAGAGAGAGGTTTACAATTAAAATTAGGATGTTTTGAAGATATTAAATATAGTATACATCAACATTTCATTAAAGATTGCTATAAATCTCTTGATATACCATGTTTAGATTATATATTTATACATTCATCGTTTGTGAATAATGCTATATCTACTGGTATATTAGCAGATGATTATATAAATAACCGCACAAATTATTATAAATATGATATTAATAATTTCTTAATAGATTGTATTTTTAAATTTAATAGTTTTAAAAATGAAAATAAAAAACTTACTATTCTTAGTGATAATAGTAAACTAAGTGATGGTATATATGTTGACAAGATTGAAGGGTTTAGAGATGCAGGATTATATTGTCATGGTTTAATCAATCCATTATTTAATATATATGCTGATGTAGGTGAACACATCCAATATATCAAACATTGGCAACATTTATTTACTAAGTACAAAATAGCAAGTGATGAAGATTTAACAAAACATTTTAAATGGTGTAATAATAGAATTGATAAATTAATAGAAAATATAAAGATAATAAAAGATAATTATCAAATATTTATTAATGATAAATTAATTGGAAAAATAAAAGATACTTCTTCTATTGATAAGAAAGGGATATTAGACAGAGCATCAAAAGAATCATTACAATTAAATGCGATGATAGATAACCTTGTAAAAATATTACTTCATAGATGTACATTTTATAAAAAATGTACAAGTAAAGAAGGTGTAATACCTTTTATAAAGATAATCAGAAATATATTAAGTGAAATACATATTAATTATCATAATTCTAAATTATACGAAAATCCTATACTTGAAGATTTAATTTTATATGAAGAAAAACAAAAAAGTGATTCATTATTAGGAGGTATTCTTAGTATGAATGATATAAAGAAGCTAAATACTAAAATAATGCCAGATAAGGATATTAAAGATACTAAGGATGCAAAGGTAATTGATCATGAAAAAATTTATGAATCATTTAAAAATATTCCTATTCAAGAATCAAAAGATATGCGAAAATACAAAGATATGCCAAAAGCTTTTCGTGAATATTATAAGGGTGCTACCCTTGATAGTGATGGGTATTTTGATATTAGCGATCATTGTTATTGTAGATTTGTGTAAATATAGTTATATAAAAATTATTTTTATGATATATATTATTTTTTTAAATATATTATTATAAAGTAGTATATATATAATGTCTGTACAGAAATTAAAACCAAAAAAAGCACATCCAACATTGAGTATGCTTTATGATAGATATGATGAAATTACAGAAAAACATTGTCATAATTTATTATATCATTTATATACACATAATATTACAGAATGGATTAATCCATTAACAAAAAAAGAGGTACAAAGAGATAGTATTATTGTTATCAGTTTTTTATCTAAATGTTATTATGTATGGGGTGAAAATGAAGTAATTATAAAAGGAGAAAAACTAAAATATAAAGATCATATTGAAAAATTTATACATAAGGCTTATTTAATTGATGTTACGAAACGTTCACAGAAAAAAAAATCACCAAAAACACAACAAAGAAGTCATTCGCCTGCTGGTGCACCTTTGCCGCGTAGTAAATCGCCTAAGAGAGTTCCTGTAATCACCGCCGTAGCTAATATACAGCAACAACAAAATTCACCACCAGGTGCAGCAACAAATAAACCTCGTACACAATCATCATCATCGCCATCATCACCATCACAACCTAACTTAAATAATTCAAGTAAATCAAGTGTTAAACTTGATTTTTCTCCTAAAAGTGTAAATTCAATCATAAAAAATACAGGAAGTTTAAGTGTAAATGCTGATAAACTTACAGAAAACAGCTGTATTGAATTAGTAAAAGAAATAAGAAGAATAAAACGTGGAAAAACAGCAGAAGAAATTAAATTATTAAAGATTGTTAATCCAATAACAAAGAAAGAGATTGGGTTAAAAAGTCCAATATTTAAAAGTTTTTTAGCAAAATGTTATATAAAATTTGACAAAAATGAAAATTTACAAAAATCTATTAAAAAAATAATTAATGTTCAATCATTAGATATTTTAAAAGAAAAACATTTAGCAGGAGAGAAAGAAAAAGAAGAAAAACGTTTAGCATTAGAGAAAGAAAAAGAAGAAAAACGTTTAGCAAAAGAGAAAGAAAAAGAAGAAAGAAGAAAAAAGATACCAATTATTGATAAATATATTGAAGGACTTGTTGGTGAATTCAATAAGTGTTGCGATGAATTAATAGACAATTGTGATAATGGTATATTAAAAGAATATAAATATATATCAAATGTAATTAATTCAATAATTATTATAATTTACACAAAATATTTACATTTACCATATTACTTTGATGAATTATATATGAATTTTTCATCTCAATTGGATTTAAAAATATTTATGTATGATGAAACATTTCGCGAATATTATGAGAGCAAATCATTAGTCCCATGGGATGAGTTCAAAAAATACTTTTATAATAATTCAAAAGTAATATATCAGAAGAATGATTTGACAAAAATTGTAGATCATACTAATGTTGAGTTAAACCCAAATACAATAGAAAATTATTATCTAAATACATTACTAAATCGTCAGCATGTGTTTGAAGCATTTAGATATGATGTATATGCTAATGCAGCTGGTCAAAAAAAATATGATAATCATATGATACAATATAATAAACTTAATACCAGTTATTATACAAGATTAAATTTCAATCATTATATGTTTCCCGATTCATTAAAATTCGCAAAAGAAATTATTGAAGAATTAAATATTAACTATAATATAACAAATGGTTTATTGCCTGAATTTATCTTTTGTAGAACATCAGACCCATTTATATCTGCGAATATACCTTTTTCTGATCTTGTAGAAATAATTAATGATAGATTGAACAAACTTCCAACTATTACTGGTATCGCAAAAGAAGCAACAATACACAAGGATCAATATGATAAAATAATAAAGGATATGAGTGATTTTTCATATGCTGACAATGAGACAGAATATGGCGACACTGATATGATACGTAAGAATATATTATATTCACTGAATGTACAATCTCCAACATATATTGTAAAAAATATTGATACACATAAGCAAAATATGTACTATAACTATGAATATACAGGAACTTACCCATTATTTTCATGGATACCTTTAAATCATAAAAATCTAAAATCTGATACAAATCAGAAATATTGTTATCCTATGATAGCAAAATGGCAACCATTTAATATAGATCAAGTAACTCTTAAAATATTAGAATTAGATTATAAAAATAATGGCATAGCTCCGTTCAGTAAATATTTGAATGAAACAATATACAAGGTAATAACTGATGAATATGCTTCAGTAAAATCTCTTGTAATGCCTGATAGAATTCAAGCAATGACATTAAGAATTATAAATACTATTGGATTTTATAAAGATAAAAATATTGATCCCTTATATAATAATAAAAAAATATATCTATATCATGGAACAAAAAATAGATTACATACAGTAGGTGGGAATGGTGTAGATATAGAGATATTAGGATTTTTATCAACCAGTTTAAATGTTTATACAGCATCTTATTATTCTGGGATTAACGAAAATAATGCTGGGCTTATATATATATTTGAAGTAGAAGATGTATATACATATATTAATTTAAAAGACCCTTTGAACCAAATACTTATTTTACCATTATCAAGAATTAAAATTATTACTGAGTTTAATATGGGGGGATTTTGTGTCATCCTTTGTAGATTATATAGAACCCCCTCTGTTGAACAAAATAATTTACTATATGATAAATTATTAGACCAAAATAAAAATAAGGATGTTAATAAATACGTAACTTATAAAATAACAACAAATAATAATATAATGCCAAAGTGTGCTTATATTATAGGCGAATTATGGAAAACTGAGAAGGAACCACATAACAATGACAAATTAGAATTATACAAAATAAAAAGAAAAAATTTAAATAATAATATAATAAATGATAAACATAATATGTCAAATAAAGAATTAAAAGATGAATTTTTATATTTCAGTCTTGGTCAAGAATATGAACTATATATTGATAGAGGAATACCAATTATTTTAGGTAGTTTTGAAGATATTAAATATAGCATTCATCAGCATTTTATTAAAGATTGTTATAAGGCACTTAACATACCTTGTCTTGATTATATTTTTATTCATGGTAAAAATAAATCAAAGATTACATCTCTTGGCTTATCATTCATTAAAAACCCTATTTCCACAGGTATTTTATCAAAAGACTACAAAAATAATCGTACAAATAAATTCAAATATAATATTAATAATTTCCTGATTGATTGTATATTTAAATTTGACAGTATTAAACATAGTAATAAAAAACTTAACATTTTTGGTGAACAAGATGATGGTAAAATATACGCAGATAAAATAGAAGCGTTCAAAGATGCTGGTGCATATCTAAATGGTGTAATTAATCCATTATTTACTTCTACGCATATAAATTCTATACATGGAGAACATATACAATATATTAAAAAATGGAAGCATTTATTTACAAAATATTCAGAGGCAAGTGATGAAGATTTAAAAAAGCATTTTATATGGTGTCATGAAAGAATTAAAAAATTAATAAATATTATTCATTCGGTATCTGAAAATTATTTATTCTTTATTAATTATACATTAAAAGGATATACAAAAAATAGTAATATGACTGGTAGAAAAGGGGTTTTAAGCCATGATTCAAAAGAATATAAAGAGTTATTTAATTTAATTAAAAATCTTGAGGATACTTTGTTAGAGCGAGCAAATTTTTATAAAAATTGTACTAATATGGCTGTTAGTACCGATTTTATTATCTTTATAAAAAGCTTATTTGACAAAATAAATATTCATAATTCAAATTTATACAAAGACGCAATTCTAGAAGAATTAATTTTAGAAGAATATAAATCTGATTCATTCTCTGGTGGTATTCTAAGTATAAATGATATGAATAAGCAAAATTTGCAATTCAAAGAAGAGAAAGAACCTGTTATCCCAATTGATCATATGAAAATATATGAGTTATACAAAAATATTCCCATTTCTGAATCAAAAGATATGCGTAAAATAAAAGATATGCCAAAAGATATTAAAGAATATTATGGCTATAGCAAGAATAAGACAAGTAAATATATTGATGTAAGTAATAACTGTCATTTTAGATTTGTAAATGACAATAATTTATAATTATGTATTTCTTTCTAAGTTTAAATATTTAAGTATATCATCAAATGAAGGTAAATAGATAGCACACCCTAAACAATGCATTATATATAAAAATATATAATTATTAATTATACTAGATAATAATATAATAACTTGTTCATTTAAAAACGCATAGAATGACAAATATTAAATTAAATAAAATTAATAATTGTAGATATATACGATATAGAAAAAAAAGTTTTACACCTGTTTTAGAAGCTATAATTGAAATTAACTTTGATTCAATAGTTGATGAATTATTATTAGAGCAAGAAAAAATAATTCAAAAACAACTTGAAGATTCTAATAATAAATTAACACTATATGAGAAGGCAATTTTATGCGAAATTAACTTTTGGAAAGGTAATAGATAAACAAGGTAAATCAATCATTTTATATTTATAATTTTTTTAGTATTTTTAAAATAAAATAATATATATAATATAGAGACTATATGAATATATATTTAAAATATTTTATTTTATGTTTAATAATTATATTTTTAGACATTGCTTGGATCTCATTAAATTTTAAAAATTATTCAAAAGCAATTCTAAAAGTTCAAAAATCAGCAATTAATTTACGATTTGAACATGCTATAATAACATATATAATTATACTATTCTCCATAATATATGTTGCTATACCTTTCACATTGCAAAATATTAAAAATGGTGATAATAATAATATTGAAAATAAGCTATTAAAATCTTTTATGTATGGAGGTGCTGTTGGCTTTTCAATATTTGGAATATATAATTTTACATCACTTTCAATTTATAAAGATACTGATGTATTAACTGGTATTATTGATACAGCATGGGGTACTACATTATATACTTTATCAACATTTATATACTTATTATTACCTTAATATAACTAAGTATTATTTATAATATTATATTCAATATCAGTAAATATACTACCAGTTTGTATTAATTTACATTTGTCTTTTGATATTTGATCAAGTAGCTCTGCTATATTTTTATATAAACTAATTTTTGAAGGAAGTAAATATTTATCTTTTATTTCTTTAGCAATATGTGTATTGCTGATCCCTGGTACTTTCATTAAATCGTATTCATCATAATTATATATTTTTGTAGCATCATCAATAATCTCATTTAATGAACTATATTCTAAAATATTATAATTTAAAATATAATCTCCAACCTTTATTTTATAATTTTTAAGTTGTTTAATTATATCTAAATCTTTAATATTTTGTAGCATGATATTGGGCGAATATCTCAATAATGTGTCAAGATTAATAAAATCGTTTGGAGATACTGATATTAATTTAGCAGAAGCAGGTAGCGGTAATATAACATTATTTTCACATTCTCTTGTAAAATGCCCACATTTGTTACAATTGAAGCATCTATTATTTATGCGATTACTTATTTTTATAAGTTGCTTTTTTGTTGCTTTATCTAATATTGTTGATGTATAAGAACCACCTCTTACATTATCAATGCCATATATATCCATATATTTATATGTATATTTGTCTTCATCATAATCATCACAATTGGGAATTAATTCTAATACTTTTATTGGTTTATAAAGTCTTATCCATTCTGAACCTTTATTTATGAAATAATTATCAAATCTAAAATGTGGGTTTAATGTTTTACCAATATAATATTTATCATTTTGTAATAGCAAAACATAAATATATAACATTACTATACAATCTATTAATAAGATAAACAATCATTTTTTATTCGGATAAACTAAATTGTAAATATAAATTACTATATAAAAATAAAAAAGAGATTTTGTGTTATTATTTTCTTCCTTTCTTTATACTTTTACTTATATTACTTCCACTGCTTCTAAAAAACATATAGATAAAGTAAAAAAATGCGAAGACAAATATTATCATAAGTAATATATAAATTACCATCCCTGTTATACCAGCAGTTCTGCTAACTTGACAATATAAACTATTATCTGTAAGAGGACATTTCTCAACATTATTAGATCCTGAATTACTCATGAGAGCGGCTGAACCTCCAGAGACTAATGCACCTGTTGAAGCACCTGCTATTGCACCAGAAGCAACACCTGAACCAGTTTTTGCTCCTGCGTAAAAATGTTCTAAAAATAATTCTGCTGACCCAAACATTTTTTATCTTTTCTATTCTATTATATTATAATATTTATTATTTCAGATTGTTTAGATAATACCTTATTTAATAAAATTTTAAATGAAAAATAGGCAAACTAATAAATAATATAAAGATCTCCGATAATAATGAGATATTATTATGTTAATAATATATATAATATATTTCTGTGATATTAGTAGAATTAATATTTATTAAATGAATATATTAGAAACAATAATTATTGTTTTTGCTATTATACTATCTACAATTATTATTGTATGGTATATTCATTATAACAGCGATAATGGTGTCAATTCAAAATTTTTGAATATAAATTATAGCAAACAAAAAAATGATGGTTCTTGTACTTCTACATGTGATTCTATTGACCCTGTAAGTGATCCGCGATATAATATGCAGCAAATTATTAAACAATCAATATTATTAGAGGAACATCTTACTAATAAAAATAAAAGATGCAGAGACTGTATTACAAAACATTTCTTACACATTATTGGACTTGCCGAAGAGGCTCAGATGTTGGCAACAAATAAAATTGATAAATACCCGCTTATAAATGAATCTGTTATATTATATAATAATCTTTTCAAATTATGGATTAAAAATAAAAATTTAAATGGAAAAGATGAATCCTATATATTATATTGCACTGATAAATTAAGAGATCATCGCAAACAATTAATAGTAATCTATTTTTTCAATGAAAAATATAACATCATAGATAAAAGTGCGTCTAATGAACATTCTATGATGTAATATATCAATAAATATTATCATAATATTTATGAATGTATATATGGAATCTTTTTATCAATTATAGCAGTGTCTATTACACTTTTAATATCTATAACAGTTTTTTTATGTGCTTCATAATGATCCGGGTGAATTTCAGATATTAGATCTATATTTGGATATGCAAATGGAAATGTTGTGGCATAAGAGTTTATTGAAGAATATAATGCTACATCAGCTACAACTTGATATTCACAAGAAGTAAAATTAAATTTATTATTTTTAAAAAATTTATTTACTAATTTTTCAGCTCCTATACGCGATATAATATACATTCCCGTTGAAGGTAATAAATATTGCCATTTTATAAAATTAATATTATGTGTAATTGACATTTGATAAAGATGCTTTACAGTCGGACCATATAATATAAGCAATTGAACTAATTCTGCGTCCTTAGGCAATTCACTAATTAGTTTATTATAATTAATTTCAAATGGAATTATAATATCATCTTCCATAACAACAAACCATTCATTATTTTCATTTTTTAAACCTTCAATAAGTGCTTTAATATGACTTGAAATACAAGCAAACTCATATTCACAACTTACACAACCAGGATGTTTACATGTTAAAGGACGTTTATCTTCTAAAACAGAATCAAAATCATTTGGTGTTATTGCTGAAATCCGTTTATTATTTAATTTATTATTTTTAAATTGTATATCCATAAAAACTCTTCTATTTATTGAGCTGTCTATATTAATCCAATAATGATTCATAAATACAATATATTTATATGTTATAATATTAAATGTTAAAGTAAATATATTCTTAAATATATTCTTGATATAATATTTGATGTGATACATATAATATATTATTTTTGTTATTATTAATTAAATGAAACTAGATCTTAAAAAGTTTGACCCAAAAAGAATTAAAAGTGATTCTGTTGTTGTTTTTATTGGAAAGCGTAATACAGGAAAAAGTTATTGTATGAAAGACATTCTTAGTTATAATAAGGATATACCCGTAGGGGTTGTAGTTTCGCAAACAGAACGTGCTAATGGATATTTTGAAAAGTTTATTCCAAAAATGTTAATATATGATGAATTAGAAGAAAAATTAATAAGTAAATTCTTAACAAGGCAAATAAATATAACAAATGAACGTAAAAGAGATATGTCAAGACATGGTACATCATCTATTGACCCGCGTGCTTTTCTAATTTTAGATGATTGTATGTATAATAAATCAGCAATGACAGATAAAAATATTAGATGTATTTTTATGAATGGGAGGCATTATAAAATATTTTTATTAATTACTATGCAGCACGGGTTAGGATTACCTCCTGACTTACGTTCTAATATTGACTATGTTTTTATTTTTCGCAATAATATTGTTAAAGAAAGAGAAAAAATATACAATCATTATGCAGGAATGTTTCCAACATTTGATGTATTTAACCAAGTTATGAACCAATGTACTGAAAATTATGAATGTCTTGTTATTGATAATAAGGTTCAATCAAATAATATATCTGATATTGTATTTTGGTATAAAGCGGAGGATCCGCATTATAAAATGTGTGCACCTGATCTTTGGGAAATGCAAGCATTACAAGATCAACGTGATTTAATGGGGTTGACAAATGAGGATGGCGAAGACATTGAAGATTATGACCCTGGTGTATTTATAAAAAAGAAAAATTCTAAACTTATAAAAGTAAAGAAACAATCATCATATTAAGAATTAGATATTGATATACATTTATCAAATAACTCTAAACATTTATTATCACAATAAAGTCCGCATATATCACATTTTTTTATTGGCACATTACACTTCTTACAAATAAATAACGTTTTAGTATATATAATATTATCTGCTGAATAGCATAAAAAACAATATGAATTTTTATGTAGCATATTTGATTTATGGATAATATATATATGTAAGTTCCTTATATATTCTTAATAATAAAATATTGTGTATTATTATTATGAAAGTTTTATTATTAGTATAATTACAGGTAGTTCTTCATTCAACAGAATTGTTAGGGTGTATATATATATTATTATATAATAGATAATTATATAATATGGCAGCTTTAATTAAATTATGCCCAATCCCTCATATTGATTATAATGAAAATGATATTAATGATTCAAATTTTGATTTAATATTGGATAAAAATTTAGCATTCATTTTACAAGATGATTACCTTAGAAAAGCTTCCAAAGGTATTGATTTACAATTAATTAAAACAGATATGAGTAATTGCAAAGAATGTTTGTCAAAAGGTATTTTAATTGATACTATGAAAGATTTTCTTGATATCTACTCAAAACGCTCTGGTGATAGAATTAAAAATTGTACAGATTTCTCTCCATATAATGATAAAGATGTTAGTAAACCTTTATCAGATAAATTACAATCAATACAAAATAAAGCAGAAGAAAAAAAAGATCCAGATATGATTACAAGTTATTCTGGATTAAATTCACTTGTGTATAATATTATATCTGATAGTGATCCAAATACACGTGCTAAGAAATATAGGGAAAGATTTCCAGAATTTTGCTCTATTGATTTCACACCAATAGGTACATTATTTAAAGACGATAAAGGTAATGAAAGAAGGTTATCAGATGAAGCACGTCAAATAATAGGATTATGTTCAGATTTTGATTCAGGAGGAGATTGTATACCTGGAAATATGAGCAAAAATGCAAATATGCCTGATGACATTGCGTTAATTATTATTAATATAGGGATTAGTGTATTAAAATCTGTTATTACACCATTAGATGATATTAAAATAAAGATTAGAAAGGCACCTATATCACAAGGTTCTAAAACATTTGAACTCTATATTGAAGGTATTAGTTCTCATTTTATAATAAAAACAGGGGCACAAGGATATTTTACTGTTGATAAATTAATATCAGCAATATATCCTGACAGAGCATCTGATAAAGCAAAAAGTATGCCAGATGAACATTATGAAGTTCGTGTCCTCATTAATAATTTAATAGAACAATTAATTATTATTAACCCAGGTGTTCATATTAATATAATTCATAAAAAAGTATTATGTTTATTAATGTGTTTAAAAACAGCAGGTGATTTTATTAAAATGTTTGTTGTATATATTTTAAATAGATTTGATTTGATTCCAGATTATAATTCAAGTACTGGAACGAAGCTTAAAACAATTGATAATATATATTTTTTAACACATGATAAATCTGCTATGAATTTAGCTTTATGTTTAAATATTCATTGCTTAGGAGGAACAGGTAGTGCGACTAATTATAATCCGGAAGGATCATCTATTAGATTTTTATATTGGGATTCATTTCCAAAATGGTATAAAACAAATTTTAAAAGAAAATTAACAGGGTTAGGATATAAATTTTTGTATAGAAGTACAGTTATTGGTCAAGATAATATAAAAATAGATGAATTAGTAGAAGAAGAAAAAAAACTTGAAAATAACGATGAAACATCTTATTGTTCTAATAATGATCTTGGACTTCCATTTAATGGAGGAATGCCTATGAAAATTAAAGCATCTGATAAAAAAGATTTAGCAAAAGAAAAAAAAGATGATGAAGAAGAACAAAAAGCAAATAAAAGTGCTGATAGACACTTAACAGCAGATAGTGATCCTCTGTCCAGTATAAGACCATTATCCCGAAAATTTTTGTCAATCGCTATTAAATCATCAGCATTTGATTTTAAAAATAAAAAACAAAATAAAACAGGTGAAGTTTTATACACAGCAAAGAAATTTAATAAAACAAGTAAAATGATTGCTAAATTAAACAATAAAATATTAAGTCATACTATTCGTCATGATCCAGATTTTTATTTTACGAGAATTAATTTAAAAGAAGACTATGATACATTAAATGCAGCGATAATAACAGCAATGATTACACCAGATAAAAAAGCAGCAAAACAGTTAATATTAGATAAACGCAAGGAACTTCAATTAAAAGGTTATACGCGTTCATCAGTATTACCAACATATTTGGAATATATAATTGATGCTTCATATATGGAAAGATATTTAAGTATAATTGCTAAACCAAATGAAAATGATAAAACTATTAGTATTGAAATATTTTATAATAAGTGTTTAATTCAATCATTAAACAGGCAAATTGCTTCTGTTAGTTCGCGTATTATATTAACATTTCAAAAGATTGGTGGAATTACTCGCGATATGCAGTTTAAATTTTTTAAAGAAACAATTTTAGCAAAGAATGATAAAATTATAGAAAAATTAAGTGATAATATAACAATACAAAAAGTTTTAGCAACAGTAACTAAAAAATTTGTAAATATTATACTTGAAGAAACAAGAACATGTTGTTTAGCATTTGTTCATGCTTTACGTTTAGTAGATTATCTTGATCCAACAGTAGATATACCTTACTATACAAGAAATGATTATAATTTATCTAAGTCAAAAGAAAATTATACAAAACGTTTAAATAATTGTATGAATAGTTTAATAAGATTAGGGATAAACACACATTATACTGTTTTTGAGAGAGATGTTGCGGACAAAGGTAAACATAATTGTGGAACTGATGCTGTTAATACTCTACAAAAAACATTGCCACCGCATATAAATGATCTTGAAATTAGCATAAGAATATATTCTGAACTAAATAAAAAATATAGGGATATATATACTTATATACTTAAAATAATTGAATTATATAATTATAATGAAAAAAATACAACCAAATGTTTGACACTTATTTATCTTTGCGAAACCTTATTAATATTAGTTAAATTTTTATGTAAATTAAAAATTGAAATAAATAAAATTAATTTAAATATTGAAATAAATGGATATGAGCACTATATATTTGATGTAATATGCAAGGATAAAAACATTAAAGACCAAAATGATGAAAAAGCAAAAAAATTAATTCATAAAATAAAAGAAGGTCTTCGTGAATTTTTTCATAATAGTGATTCTGCCCAAAGTTTATATCATAAAAGTAAGCTATTTTTAAATGAAACAGAAAATAATAATATATATTTTATATCTATGAATGGTAATAGGGGTGATGTAAGTGGTATTGATAATTTATTACCAATTATAATTAACGAATTTGCTTATTTAAGAAATGCGTGTAGAGAATTTCCATTATCTACAATGCAGATGAGTTTACAAAATTTTAGTGATGTAGATAAATTTAGTAGAAGTCCAACTATTGGCGGAAAATATAAAAAAACTACAAAGCGAAATTAAAGAAGAAAAAAGATTAAAAAAAAGATTCAATATTAGAAAAAACTCGGTTTTTTATTTTTAGTTGTTGTTTCATTAATATGTATTTTCTTTATCTGACTTATATCAGTATTATTGCTTAACACACTTGCTACACTGGATACACTTTTTGTATCATCATCCTCATTATATTTTTTACTTACTATTTCATTCTCGTTTTTTTTATAACCCACTTTATTTTGCGATAATTCATTATATTCATTTTTGAGATTATCCCATTTGTTGTAAATATTATTTTCTTTTTCATTAATCCACTCTGACGTTTGCGTATTTGTTTGCTCACTTTTAGTAAATGATATTTCATTGCCATTTTCTTCATTTTTACTAATACCCTTTGTATATTCATCATTGCTATTTTTAAATAATATATCTACTATATTATTTTGATTTATTTTATTACTATAAATATCTTGCGAAAGCATTTTGTTTTTTTCTTCTTTTTGATAACATACAAGATCTGCTACATCTTCTTCATTATTATTGTTATTTTTATCATCATCATTATCTTCCTCATTATCCTTATCCTTATCTCCTTCATTGTCTTCTTCATTGTCTTCTTCTTTACCATCTTCATTATCCTCTTCATTATCCTCTTCATTGTCTTCATCATTATCCTCTTCATTATCCTCTTCATTATCTTCTTCATTGTCTTCTTCATTATCATCTTCATTATCATCTTCATTATCATCTTCATTATCTTCTTCATCATCTTCGTCAGCCTCAATTTTATCAACCCTTTTGTTTTTTTTAATATCCTTTGTTTTAATATTTTCATCTTCATTATTATCTTTAAATTGTTTAACACTATCGGTAAGGTTATCTTCTATTTGTTTAAATATTTCATCAAATGGTATGAAATCTCTAAACGTCTTTTTAATAATAGCTCTTATATTTTCCTCAATTATATTAAGATTATTTTGATATTCAGCGTCTTTAATATTGTTTCTATTATATAAATATGCGTTTTTCCAAGAAAATGATGCTGCATGTATATAACATTTATGAACAAAATCTTCTGGATTTGGTATTTTTATTTTAATACTATCAAATTGCTCTTTGTATTCATATATTTTTATTTTTATAGTAGTAATTATAATTATTTTAATAAGATTTGACAAATATTTACATTTTGTATATTTTACTATTTTTTTATATTCATCACTTACTATATTATTATTCCATTTGCGGATATTATATAATTCATTTTGAAAACCCTTGATCCCTTTCTTATCTTCAATTGTTTCAGTATATAACGCATATATACGCTTTGATATTGCAATACTTAAAATATCTTGTATATGTTCTATATATTCGTTTCGTGTATCTATTAAACCTTCCATATATTTAGTAATTTATAATATTCTTTATATAATCAAAAAATGCTATTTATAATATAATTATTATAAATATATCTTTTTTATAGGACACTAATAAAAAAATGAATATATATATAAATAACAGATATAGAAAGTTATATAAAACCACAGAAGGCACTTTTTATGTTATTTATAAAAAAAAAAATCTTAATATAACAAATTACTTCAAAAAAAATGGTGTAATAAAAAAAGAATATAAACATTTAATCCAGCAAAAATCAAAAAAGATTGGTGGTACCGACAATAAACTTGTATTATGTTCATTTAATGTTAATGCTTGGGAAGGGTATAAATCATATCCATATACGTTTGATACAAATTTTAAAAAACTAATAAATGATAATAATGTTGAGTTGCTGCTTACACAAGAAGACGATATTGAAGATAATGATGATACAAATGAAAGTGTAAAAGCATATTCAAGAGGTAATCAGAGTAAACGGTTTAAATTTAATTCATGTATTAACAGCCATAATGAAGGAAAATTACAATTTTATAAGGGTGTTGTTCCGCGAAATGCAATAATTATAAAAGATAATGAATTTGGAATTAATATAGCGAATCTACATTTAGAAGGAGGACGTTTTGTAGATTTAGAATTAGATAATGATAAATTTCAAATATATTTAGATATTAAAGTTGGATTATTAAAAGAGGTATTAAAATTACCTCCTGAATTATCTCCTGATATTATTTTAGGTGATTTTAATTCTGTTTATTGTAATGATGAAATATTATTAAAGAAAATGTATGATGATCAATTCGCATATTATAAAAATATAAAAATTAAACAAGTTGAAAGCAGATCATTGAATCCATTTTCAGAACATATGCGTGATATTTATGATTTAAATTTAATTAAAAAATGTCCTCATAGAAACAGTAATAATAAAATTTTAAGTTTAGAGCATGTTATTTCTTGGAATAATGAGCCATTTGCCTTGTTAATAGCACATGGTTATAAATATATAGAACCTAATAATATAAAGGTTAGCTCTCCAAGAACTGATAGCAATGTTATAAATCCGACAAGTTCAAGAGGCAAGAATGTGATAGATCATGTATGGGTTAAAGAATCTTTGAATAGTAAATATACCTTTAGTACAGAGATATATGATTTAGGGGAAGAAGTCAGCTCTTTTTATGGTAATGTTTCAGACCATAAACCTATTATATTAACTATTGAAAAAAATATTTTAACAAAAAAAAGAAAGCATAGTAATAGCTTAAATGATTCAGTAAATAATAAATAATTTATTTATTGATCTTGTAAATATCTTTTAGTATCACCTTTATTTTTTTAATTCCTATTTTATATATGTTGTTTTTGTTATCAGTATCATTTATATAATTTTTGAGTTTATTAATAAAATAATCAGATAAATTTTTATTTTTATATTGTTCTATACGTAAATTATATTTAGATATATTGGATTTATCTATTAATAACTTTGATGAGATTAGTGAATGTGATTGTTTTTGGTTTAATATTTTTGATTTATTTAAAATAAGATCTTTTTTATATTGATTTACAGATATTAGTTTTTTATCATGTATAATATAATATAATTTTGAGCCCTTCATTTTATATATATTTTTAATTTTACCGTTGAACTCTTTTTTAAGCCCAGTATTTATTTTTTTACCACCAACAAATGGTAATAAGTTTTTTTGATGAATTGCCGAGGGTGCACGTACGAGCGAATAGTCATCTTGTTGATCATCGGGTACTAATTTATTTAAAGCCTTACTATCATCAAACGCTTTTTTTAATTCAAATTTGAAATCATATTTCCCATTATCTATTTTTTTTTTAAACATTCTTTTAAGAATCTGTAATATAGTAGATCTGTCATTTTTGTCTGAAACAATAGCTGATGCTAAATCTTCTAACATTTTATCAAATAACATTGTATTATGCTTATTATAATATTGGTTATAATAGGCATACACATAATTAGCTTTATCTATTTTTGCTTCATGAGCCATATTTCCAGACATAGATCTTTCTAAGTAAAATGCGGTGTCGCGTTGTTGTTCATGTGTTTGTTTTGAACCGTCTCCAATTTTCTGCCTCTTGCTTTTATTTTCAACCTCTTCTAATACTGTTTTTGCTATTTCTCCTGCTATTTTAACTAATTCATTGTGTTGTGCTTTAAAATTATAATAACCTAAAAATCTATATATTAATCTATAATATTTATTATATGAATCCATATAATATTTTTGTACATTGAAGTTTTCAAGAATATCTTTTGTTGTTCTTTCATTTTTAGACATAGGGATATCAAGAATACCACCCTTAGGTTTCATCTGTGATACTGTTGCCATTAGTCTATCAGAAGATGTTCGTGTTCTACTTTTTATTATTGATGACATATCTGGATAAATTTTTAATTCTTCGCCGCCATTCTTTTGACCGGTTGACCATATGAAAGACAACATTTTATCTTTATTTATAGTTGATACTGTTAATATTTCTTCTTGCGTAACAACAATAAGCATTGTATTAGATTCATTTGTTTCTCTTCTATCACCTAAACATTCACTTAATAATATTATTTTCATAATTTGAGAAAGATCAACAGTATATGGGTGATAATTACTCGGATTTGTTAAATATTCAGGCATATTCATTACATTCACATCAACCTCTTTTGGTATTTGATGACTCAAATATGATAGAATACGCATAACATCAGTATCCGCAAGTATATTTTTTAAAATTGAAACCCCAATATTTTTTTTTAATTTTAAATCATCATATGGTACACCTGCTACATGTCTATGTTTATAACTTTCGGTACATTTATCTAATATATTATGTTCATTTATAATTCTTAATGCTATTTCATGAACTCTCCAATAATTAAACTTATGTTGTAATAAATATTCAATACTTGTATGGTCTAAAATATTAGATAGTAAATTCTTAATTATTTTATCTTGTTTATATAGTTTCTTAAATAGAGCATCAAACCATACAAACTCTTGATAAAAATGTAGAAATAATTCTCTTATTATAAATGAAAGAATAATTAAATTACTCTTTCCTATTTCTCCACATTTTGCCCCATCATATACTGTATATCCTGATTCTGTATTATTACCCTTACAATCAAATAGATAACTTAATTTTTTTAGTTTAGGAGTACTATCTTCATTTTTTTTTAGATATCCAAGAACAGTCATAGTTAAGCCCATATGAAGATTATAAAATTTAGAAGCAACTGTTTTACCAAGACGTGTTGACCCTTGTTCAATATTTTTAATACTAACATTTAATTTAGTATATCTATCATATTTTTTATAAACAAGAGAGATATCTGATTCATCATTGCCACCTCCACCCGCAGCAATTTTAGGTAATAATATAGTAATAATATCTTTTAATTTTTTAGAAAAAATATTAGTTGGTGTATATTTAACACATTCTGAAAATAAATTATACCAACGGTTGCGTTTATCAGTTTCAGATTCTTTGACAGTTGTCGTATTATTATTAAATGAATCTTCCCACATAGATTCAATTTTATTCCAAATCTTGTTTACCTTATATTGTAATAATTCCAATGATGTTCCAACATATTTTCGTGTTCTTATATCAAGATCAAAGTATTCATCTAAACATGTATTTGGATCAAATGAAGATCTTTTTTCAGAAAATAATTTTTTAAAATATTTTCGTGTTTTATGAAATCCTGAATCTTTAGTTAATTGTTTTTCTATTCCTAATAATAAATATACGTATTTTTCTCCATTATTTGAATCCCTTTTAGAAAAATCGGGATGATTTTCTTTGAGCTTAAAACACAACTCTGTCATCATATATAAAAATGAATGAATTATAAAGCAAATATTCGCATAAGCATAAATTAATTCATTTTCCCTGTTTTTAAATAACAATATTTCATATTCAACTGATTTTTTAAATATTTCAATCCAAAAAAATGAAGCCCTATAATTATTTCCTTCTGCCATTTTGTCAAGAAGCCATAGAGGTTTTATATTAGAATATCTCTCTTCTTTTTTAATATAAGGTCTGCAATCAAGTGATATTCTTGCTTCTCTTGGTTCTATAGATACCAATTCTTCTTTCTTTCCTAATTGTAATATAGAAATATATGGATTATAGGTATCATTTAATTTAAGTATATTTTCATTCAATGTTGAAGGTAATCTACCCCATTCTTCTGTATCAACAGCATATAAAATTTTTGTATATCCTTCATCTTCCATAATTTCTCCTTCTATGATTTCTTCATCTTCCATAACTTCTTCATTTGAAGCAAAATTTATTGGTTCTCCATCAGACGCTGTTAATACTGGTTTTTTTAAAAAAATTGTATTCGGATTATCTAACTCTACAAAAATTGTATCTGTATTTTTAACTGTTGTAGCCATATTATAATTATCATTACCATCAAAATTACCATCAAATATATCATTTTCAGGTACACTCATTAGAGGCATTTTAGACATATTCTTTATAGATTCACTCATAACAAAACCACTAATACTACTTTTAATTAATATTTAAAATAATATTATGAATATTATTATACCATGCCCTTTTTAATTATATTTAAAATTTTACAATCACTATATTTTATATTTGATTCACTATTTCTATCTATATAATTAATTAACGCTATTTCATCAACAGAATCTTGAATTATATCTATATGCGATAAGATAACAATAGTATTAAAATAATGAAGAAGATTTTTAAGAAATATTGGAACTATTGAAAGGTTATTTTTATCAAAATTAATAAAACCCTCATCAATAAATAATTGACTACAAAGAACATCATAATTATTAAAATACAAAGACATCCTAAGAGCCAAAGATATAACAAAGTGTTGAAATCCAGATGCTTGAGATACTGAAATAAACTGTTTATCTTCTTTATTAGATATTTTATCATTATGTATTAACCAATTTATATGTACAGTATCATTTGATATATCAACATTATAATTTAATTTAAACGGTTTTGTATTAGAATGACATAGAGATTTTATAGTTTTATTTGTTTTATCTACAAGTTTATTAAGTATTAAATTTTCATATAATTCTTTTCTAAATGACTGAAAGTTAACAAGAATTGTATCTATAACATCAATAATAGAGTCAAGTTCTGTTGTTATTGTAGATAATATTATATAGTTTCTTTTATTTTCATTATTATATGTGTTAATAGTAGTATATCTAACTATCTTATCATTTAAGCATTTAATATCATCGTTTTTATTTGAAATTAATTCTTTTAATTCCAGTTTTTGTTTAATAAGAGGTTTCATTTTTTCATTACACATATATTCATTATATAAATCATTTATTTCAATTATTTCTTTGAATTTATAGTAATAGTAAGCATCTATTATTTTTTTATCACTATCATATATTTTCCAATCATTATAACTTTTTTTAAGTTCCCTATACTTAGTAATACGCGGTTTAATAATATCATTATAATGAATTGTTTTTTCTAATTCTTCAATCATACTTTTTGTATTTTTATAACTTTTTTCCCATTCATAATAATTTTCATATAACTTAATATTATTTAATTCATCAAACAATTGAAAAGTATAGATAATGAAATAATCTGTATATTCTATACTTTTTTTAAGTTCATTCTCTTTATTTATAAGTTCATCGCTCAAATTATGTTTAGATGTTATAATGATATTCATATCAGTTGTAATCTTATCATAAGTTTCTTTAAACTTATAATAATCTCGCCACGCAATTAGCAGATGATAATTAGCTTTTTCTGCGTTAACCTTTTCTAAGCTTTCATTTATAATATTATATTCATTAACAGAATAATTAATAGACTGTCTATTAACATTCATAGAATCAATAATTATTTTAATCTCTTTAATTCGCGTGACCCATGGTCTATTACAACATACACAACAATCAGGATTATATTTATAATCTTCATTAGAAGTTAATAATTCTAACTCTTTCTTATAACTATCTAATTCAAAATCAAGTTTATTAATATCTTCAATTCTTTTATGATATTCATTTAAAATAATTTCATAATCTGCTATTTGCTTATCAATAATATCAATATTATAATTTTTTAATTCTTTTGTAATTGAAGAAGAGCTTTTAAATTGTTTATAATTTAAATTATCTTGTGGCTTATTTTTAATAGTTATTTGCTGTTGTTTAGAGAATAATTCTTTAAAATCATTTTCAAATATAGCAAGTTTGGTTTTAATATTATTAATATCAGTATTGATGTAATCTTTATGTAAAATAATTTTATTATAATGCTCTAATGTTATAGGTTTCTGTATAGATGCTCTTAACTCTTTTAATATATTAGGGTCAATACTATATGGTTTTATATTTGAAGATATAAATTCATTGAATACTTCTAAGTTTCCATACCTTTTTGATATAATAGTTAGCAATTTTTCAACACTTCTATACTGTGTAAACTCAGGTAATTTATTTGGTTTATTAGAAATCAAATTATATAATAGCTCCTTATTTTTAATTAATTCATTCTTTTTAAATATTAATTGATCATTATTACAATCATAAGATAAATAACAAGTATTATTAATATGTTCATATAATTCATATTCTTCTTTTATAAGAAATGAATCATCGCATGGTTTATTCATAATTGGTAATTTATTAAAATCATCTTCAAGTTGTTTAGAATAAGATTTAGATAAAGAATACATATCACTTAATTCATAATTAGCAGAATACTTGTAATGATTTAGCTTCTCTTTATAATTTAAATAATTTTCTCTTGATACAATTAATTTAATATCAATATTGTTAATAAGATTCAAATAATCTGTATCAATAATAGATAAATATAATGGATTATTAATATCAATATTGATAGAATTATAAGTTTTTAACATCTCATTTTTATCATTATTTAAGATAGATAATTCTTCAATAAGCTGTAATACAACATCATCATTTATGTTGCTATTCTTATCATTAAATAGTAATTTTTCATATACTTCTTTTTTACCAGTAATAATTTTTCTAAAATCCTTATATTTATTAATAGATGTTTTGAACAAATTATAAAGATGGTAAATATATTGAATATTATGAGCCTTATCAATAGTCGCTAATGTATCTTTATAATTTAATACAAGAATATCATTATCTACATTTTGCGTAATCATAGATGTAGAAAGAAATGTATTAATATCACCAAATATAGATTTAACTTCAATATTACACGCAGTATCCTTTTTTAATATAATTAATTCTGATGGATTAACATATTTATATAAAACAGATGTTTTATTATTAATTTTTAAAGTATCCTTTTTTCTACAAAAATCTCTTTTAATGCGATAGATGATATTATCTATTTCAATATCAATAATAGTATATCCTTTATCTTTATTATGGTTAATAAATCCAGAGGAATAAGTATCAAATTTATTATTAGTAGCCCATATTGCTAATAAAAGGATATCATAAATAGCAGATTTGCCAGTACCATTAGCACCCTTGATCATAAATGTTTTAGCATCTAAATCATTAAAATTTAACCAATTCTTATTTTCATAACATAATAGTCCTTCCCATTCTAAGTATTTAATTAAAAATGATTTTTTATGGATAGCAACATCATCAATATTATTACAAGATATAATAATAGGAGCCAACTCTTTATTCCTTTTTACACATTCAATATGAAATTCTTCTGGATATTTATTAATATCAAACAATAAGAAATCTTTATTTTCAATTATTTTAAGTAATACTTTATAGTTATCATATGAAAGTAATTTTTTAAAATAATCTAACAAATAGTTAGTATCTATCATATTATCAATATGTACATTATCATTAATAATATTATAGTCAATAGTATTATAATTCAAATTATTTACATTATTAGCATTATTTAACTTAGAAACTATCTGGAAAGATATATTAAAAGAATTTAATAAATTACCTAATGTTTGAAAGTTTATATTTGAAAATGATTTAATTTCAAGTATTTTAGGAAAATAATTAATATTATTTTTAATATATTTTTCTAACGGTTCAATATATTTACCATTTGTTCTGATGTATATAGTATCAGCGTCTTCACTTATGTTAATATAACCAATATTATTATAAACATTAATCTCTTTTATTGTTCTATCCTCTATATTCCATAATAAATATCCATGGTCAATAATATCTTCACCAAAGTTCTGCTGTATAAGACTTCCAGAATAACCACATATAGTTTTTTTCTTATAATTAAATATTTGCCGCTTATGAATATCACCTAAAAGAACATAATCAAAATCTTTTATCCATTCAAGAGGATAAGGATTTGTATCATCTTTTACATTTTCTCCATTGTAGAGTTTAACAGAAGCAAATGAACCATGAAATAAAGCTATTTTATATTTTACATTCATATTAAATAAAGGAAATGGAGGTAAATCTTGAATTCTCCCACTATTTTTATATGTATCTAATGTATCATTAATATCAACATAAGAAAACCCAATATTGTCAATTATAAATGATTGAGTAATATTTAAAATAGTTAAATTATTAATTTCAAAAGATGAAGAGTATACTAATGTTGGCTGCTCTTGATTTGATTGCGTTTTATCATGATTGCCAGAGAATATAATTAATCTTCCTATTTTAGTTAAGTCTTGAACAAATGTTTTATATAATAATAGGCCATAATTTCCAATATTATTTTTATTATGAAAGATATCTCCTGTAATTATAATAATAAAATCATTAAAAGTCATATTATAAGTACTTATTGTAGATTTAATAGATGATACTGTATTTTTAAATACATAATCATATTCATTAAATCTACAATAAGAAGCATCACCATTTCTAATGTGAAGATCTGATAAATGAAATATATATTTTAAAGTCATTATGTTATTTTATGATATTATGAATATATCATTTTTTATAGAAACAATTTTATTGAGTATATTAATAGCAAAAATATATAAAGGATTATATATAATTATATATTAAATATGGAAAAATATTTATATACACAGGATTGGTTTTTAGTAAGTGAATTAAAAAAACATATAAACAAACTAAATAAATATGTTGATAGATCTAATGATATTAATATCTTAGAAATAGGTAGTTATGAAGGATTATCAAGTGTATTTTTTGCTGACAATTTTTTAGAACGCGAGGGGTCAAGTTTGACATGCGTTGATCCATTTTTAAGAATATCTAATAATGATCATGCTCAGTATTTACAGAACAATCAAGAGAAACATTTTGATATTAATATTACAAGATGTAATAATAGTGAAAAAATAAAAGTATTTAAAATAACTTCTGATGAATTTTTTGAAAATAATGAAAAAAAATATAATATAATATATATTGATGGTTGCCATGAACCAGAATTTATTTCAAGAGATCTGGAAAATGGATTTAAATGTTTAGAAGTAAATGGTATAATGTGGATGAATGATTATGGAAAAACAATTATCGCTGTTAAAAAAACAATAAATAAATTCTTGATAAAACATAGAGGCGAATACGTAACAATACATCAAGGGTATCAAATAGCTATTCAGAAGATTGAAATAGTTAAAGAAAAGGCTCCTGTTTAATATAAATATATAACTATTTGTTAATATCAATAATTTTATAAATTATTTTTTCTATTATTATATAATATAAATAATTATGCTTTGTATTTTACAATATGTTTTTATAGAGCTAAGGTAAATTATCCTTTACCCAGAAAATTTGTAATAAGTTTAATTTGATTAGTTCCTGATTGCCCACTTTCTGTTCTAAATTTACCAATACTAATTGAAGTTGCACCTCTATCGGGGAGGACTGTGTTTCCTCTTGTTCCATTAAAAACTGTTGCTAATTCTGAAAATTTAATAAAAGTGGTTTGTGTCCATAAAGCAAAAAAACTTCTTGACCCATCACCTAATGTAAAAGACGTATAACTTACTTTATTACCATTATTCGTTTCTGCCCAGCCATTAAAAATATATCCAACTGCTTTAAATATAGGCAAAGTAATAACAGTATTATAGTCATATTCAATAGAACTTGTAGGAGTGCCTATATTATTATTAAAAGTTACAAAATATTTTTTTATTGTCCATACTGATGTTAAAGTCTCATTACTTGCTCTATTCCATGTAAAAGCAATACCGCTATATATATTACCAAAATTAGAAGTAAAATAAGCAAACGTATATCCTGTTCTTGATACTGCGGTT